TTAGCCGGAGACCTCTTGGGGGACTGGCTCATATTTTCTCCAGTCCCAACTGAAAAACTCGCGGTCGCGGCCCATGTCTCCGCTCTTGAGAACCGGCTTGACGATTAACGACAGTTCAAACTTGTCGTTAAAACCAATTCTGCCGTAAAGCCTGCCAACCTCCACCACCTTCGGGGTTCCTCTGCCCCCCATTCCCTCCTTGACCTGGAGCCGGTCGCCAGGCTTAACCGCGGCCATGATCTCGGTCATCTCCTTGAGAGCTTCGCCCATTTCAAAGGCCGCCAGGCCCCTTCTTTCTTCCTGCTCGTCGTACATTTCCTTAAGCTCGCGAAGCCTCTGGACCTCTTCCTTGGTAATGTCTTGGCGGATCACTTTTTCCTTCCTCCTTACTCGATAGCCTTCAGCCCGTTGGCCACAGATTTGCCAAGTGCTTGCAGGTAGATGTTGGTGGTGGTGGCAGCTTCGTGGCCCAGGATGGCTTGGATCGCCGTGATGGGCACGTTGGCGTCGGCCAGGGCACTGGCGGCGTAGTGCCGCAGGGCATGATAGCCCGTCCACGGCACTCCGGCCCTCTGACACAGCCCCCTGAACATCTTATATCTATACAGAAACTTCTTGCCGGTACGCGGGTTGGTGAACACGTAGGGACTGGCCGGGTCCCGGTGTCTCCAGGCGTACTTGATCGACTCATAAATCTTGTTGGTCATCTCCAGGGACCGGGGAGTCCTTTCGCCTCGCCGCTTCTTCCGGGTCCAGAGCCGGATCGTCCGGCGCTCCAGGTCCACATCTTCCCAGGTGAGGTCGTTGACTTCGCCAACCCTGGCCGCCGTCAACCAGACGGTTATCAGGTAAGCCCGGTCCATTGGCTTGGCCAGCAAAAGAACCTGAGAGATTTGGTCTTTGGTGGGAATGAGTTTCGGCTTCTTGTCCACCCCAAAAAACTCAATCCCCCGACAGGGATTCCAGGCAATAACCCCCTCATTAAATGCTTGCTGAAAGACGGACTTCAATGCGACCAGGGCCTTGTTGGCGCTGGCGTGGGTCTTAGTGTTGGCGATGTGGGTGATCCGGTCGGTAATCATATCCACAGTGATCTCGTCCAGCATTAGGTCTCGCCAGTCGGCAAAATACCTAAGCCTGGCGATGTTGTCCTTGAAGTGTTTGGGTGTGGTGCGGGCCTTTAATGATTCAAGGCGTCTATAAACGGCTACGGAAAACGCCAAGCGGGTCGTCAATTTCTTCAGCTTGACCCGCAACTCGGCTTCGGCCTGCTCGGCCTCGGCTCGGGTGGCAAACCCGTACTCGCGATACAGCTTCCCCCCCGACTTGAACTTGAAGTACCAGGGGTTGAACTCTCTCTCTTTCCGCCTCAAGACAGTCATAAATAACCCTCCGAAAGAATTTTAGAGGGCCAAACGCCTTGGTTCCTCCCAGGCGCTCCGCGTTTTTGCGAATCCACCAGGGGGAGACCCCTAAAATCCGCGCCGCCTCTTGAGGGGAAATTAACTCGCTATCGCCCATGTTGCAATACTTTTTACTCACAAGAAATTGTCAGAAGCCCAGCGTTTTCAAGGGCTTTTTGGAGGCCCCACGGTCGGGGAAAACCCTCAAAGGGAAAGTTGACTTCCCAGCACTCCTTGACATGCTCGATTGCCGCCTGCGCCACGGCCCGCAGCGCCTCAAGCTCAGTCTCAGCAGGGACCGCCGGGCCGTTGCACACGGTCCACCTCCCGCTCCTGAATGTTTCCATAGAAGACCTCGGCCTGATGGCCAAAGGTCTCTTCCAATTCTTCGATCAAGGGCCGGACCCGCTCTTCTCTCAGGTCGATTCTGGAGGTCAGTTGACCGCCGCGCTGGCCGTTTTTGAGCATGATGAAGCCATGCACCTGGGCCGACGGAAAGCTCCCCAGGCTAATGGAGATGCTTTCCACCAGGACTTCGACCGGGATTTTGATTTGATGTTCTGGCAAGGCATTGCTCCTTTATTGGAGTAGGTGTCCGGAGGTGAAGGGGGCGGTATTGGGCATCTTGATTTCGTGATGCAGGGTGCCCCCCTTCCACCTTTGATCTTCCCAATCGTACCAAGCGCCGCACAGGAGACACTTGATGACCTTGCGGCAGTTGCCGGGCTTAATGCCGTGGCCGGTTAGATCGTGATCGCAACTGGTGTACCCAAGTTCGGCGAGCGTCGGCATGGTCACACCTTCTTATAGGTCTCGGCGCTCAAGGTCCCGCCGGTGTTGGTGACGATCATCATTTCGCCGTCGCCGATGCTGGCCAACTCCACCAGGAAGGGCATTATCAGTTCTCGGGCAGCCTTAACCGCGGCCACGGCGTCCTCGGCAATGGGTGTTTTTGACAAGAAATCTTGCACATCCTGCTTTAAGGCCGACATCCTTTTCGCTCCCTCAAACCACGGTTCATTAAACCAGTTGTCAAACCAGCCCATAGCAACCTACGGCATGGGCGCGAACGTGAAGACCTCAATGCCGCCCATAGCGTCGAAACACTTTTCGCAGATGTCGGCCTCACGTTCGCACTCGCCCATGTCACGAATCACCCGATAGGCAGGCTTCCCTTTGCCGTCGTTCAGGGAACACCAGAAGCACTTGCCAGAAGGCTCGACTACCCTTTTGACCGGCATGTGTTCCCCTTCTTGGCTCGGCGGCGGGCCTTCTTGGAGGGTGGCTTCGGCTCCTTCCGGCGTACAGACCCGTCGGCCTGGACCTCCAGGTGGGTTCCATCTTTATATCTCCAGGTGACTCCTGGGGTGTGGTAGCTGGGTGTCCGGTTCATTACCACTCCACCAACTCATTGAATATGAACGGAACCTTGCCCCTGAAGTCTTCCAAGAGAGGCTTCATCAGTTCCCGAATTTGCGGGTGGGCAGCCCTGGAGCAACGTAACTGGAGAATGTGCGCCCATTCCCGCAGGTTGGCCGTAACCACAATCTCGGTCTTGAGGCTGTTGGGCAAGACGGCCCTGGCCTGCTCAGGACGCCAACCCTGTTTGAGCAACGTCTTGTAAGAAGCTTCGGCGCAGAGCATTTGGGCCAGCCAGATACGCTCCGGGTCCGTCGGACTGTCGGGCACGGCCCCGTGTTGGCCCAGCACGTCAGAAGAACACCAGACCGGGCGAATCAGCTTCACATGGCCATTGCCGTAGTTGCAGTACCGGGTGGATTCTTGGCTGAAGGCGCAGAGCCGGTGCCGGACGAGTTCGTGGGTGACGCCGCGGTCGGTGGTGAACCGCACGGAAGCACTGACATGCTCAATCACCGACAGGTGGCCCCGGCGCACAATGCGTTCTACAAACTCTTTGCTACTGCCGGGCCGGGCAAGCTCTTCGCTCTTGTAGCAAGTCCGACCAGCAGTTTCGATGATCTCCAGGGCCGAAATGGGCACCTGCTCCCACTGGTAATATTGTTCAATGACTTCCATGCAGTCTTCCTCCTATCTTTTGTCGCCGCTACCCTGAATCACCCCCCGGCGCGCCCGGTCGTCCAGCTTCTCCAGGTTGACTCGGGCAACCGTGGCCAGGTCCAGGCCAAGCTCGGTGCAAAGGGCGGCAAGATACCACAAGACGTCCCCCAATTCATCGGCAAGGCATTCCCTGGTCTGTTGGGTCACAAAATTATTGTGGTCACGCATGACCTTTTTTATGATGTTCAGCGTTTCACCGGCTTCTGCTCCCAGACCCAAGGCTGGGTAATAGATACCGCGGGGATAGGCTGCCGTGGTGAGCGCGAGGCGTTGATAGTCCTTGAAATTTAGCTCAAAGGGGATTTCATTGGGCATAGAGTTTATCCACCATTCTTTAAGCAGCCTGATAATCTCCCAACATAAGATTCTTAGGCTTCTTCGTGGCAATAACAATTGCCAATGATTTGTTGGAAATTTTAAGAGATAGCCCTACATAAATACCCCAATCCTCACCGGCCTCGATGCCCCCACCGGCCTCGATGCCCCCACCGGCCTTGATGCCCCAACCAGCCTCGATGCCCCCACCGGCCTCGATGCCCTCACCGGCCTCGATGCCCCCACCGGCCTCGATGCCCCCACCGGCCTCGATGCCCTCACCGGCCTTGATGCCCCAACCAGCCTCGATGCCCCCACCGGCCTTGATGCCCCCACCAGCCTCGATGCCCCCACCGGCCTCGATGCCCCCACCGGCCTCGATGCCCCAACCAGCCTCGATGCCCTCACCGGCCTTGATGCCCTCACCGGCCTCGATGCCCCCACCGGCCTCGATGCCCCAACCAGCCTCGATGCCCCCACCGGCCTCGATGCCCCCACCGGCCTCGATTGATTTGGATATCCTTATTCTCCCCGACACTCGTATTGTGCCAGCATAAAAAATATTCCCGTCTATCACCAGGTCGCCAGCTATTTCCATGACAGAATCAATAAGTCCAGCAGTTTTGAGCAACCAGAGACCCCAATCAACCCTGTTATCTGCGGCCAACCCGTCTAAGACATCCTGATAATTGCCACCTTCAGGAAAATTAGACCTAAACCATTCAATTCCGCCGACGCAGGCTCTTTTTTCTTTTAACCATTCAACTGTAATTTGCATTTTGTTATACCTCTGTGGTGGTAGAGCGGACGAAGCCGCGAACTATCAGGTTGCTGTGCTGGAGAAGGTACTTCGATTTCTCGTCGTAGTACTCCAGGTCCACCACCACAACCTCTTTAACCCCGGCGTTGATGATCTCGATCAGGCAGTCGCCGCAAGGAATTGTCGTGTCCAAGTAGAGGGTGGCCCCCTTGGTTCGGATGCCCAGGCGGGCGGCTTGAATCAGGCAGTTGCGCTCGGCGTGGGCGGCAATGCACAGATGGAGACCTTCGCCCGATTTGTAGCCCAGCAGTTGCCGGGGACACATCTTCTCGTGTTCCTGAAACTCCAGGCCCTCCACAATCAATTTCTTGAGGATCGGATCACATTCGTACCGCTCGGCACAGTGCGGGACCCCCCGCGGCGGGCCGTTGTAGCCGGTACAGACCACCACATTGTCCACGGCCAAGACGGCCCCAATCTTCCGCGACAAGCACTTGCTGCGGGAACCGACCACATGGCAGATGTTGAGGAAGTATTCATCCCAGGTCATATTTTTTCCTTATTTGAGGTGGCCCCTGTCTCGTCGGGGCCATACGGTGCGGGTGATTAGCCTGGGTGACATTGGCAACGGTGCCCCGCCCAAAACCTTGACTCTCTGGATAAGGAGAGCATCACCCTTAAACCGCCCCATACAGGACGCCGGAGGATATCGGGGCGACCGGGGGACATCTTTTTAAGGGCTCTGCAATTTGTCCAGATGGGCGTCACAGTGGTTCATGAGGTCAATGGCCTTGGTGGCCCTCGACATGATGCCGGTGGCCGGGGTCCGCGTCTTGTTGGTCGGGCCGTTCTGCGCCTCCGTGCTGGCGGCGTCCACGAGTTCGATCAGATTGGTCCGAATGGTATTGGATTCATGCCCATGCGATAGGGGTGTAGGGGGCAGTATTGCTGATCGCAAAGTCGCACCGCCTTGGGCCCCCCAACGCACTGCATCCAGAAAAGCCTCGAGTTTGTCCGTCGAGTCCCAGCCGGTTATTTTGGGAAGTCCAGCCCGTTCCAGAACCCGAGCACCCGGTTCCAATTCCCACAAGACTTGCAAGCTTTCGCCTAAGGAATCCTCGTCAAGCGAGCCAAGTGTGACCAGGTGTTGCTTTCCGTTCCCAACTGACGAGAAGGCCGATGCCTGAATATCGCTGACGACCCACTGGCGGCGTCGAACCTCGACTAGCTGACCTGGATCGGGTACCGAGCGACTCCAAACCCTTTCGGCAAGATCTTTTCGTCGTCTTCCAGAGATGTGCTCCGGCTCCTGCGTTGCCATTCTTTCACTTTCTTGTATGGAACTCGACGTTCTCAAGTATGCTCAAACCTATAACCTTCCCAAGTTGGACCGGAACGGCGTTACCGATAAGTCTTCCTAACGATTTCTTATAGATTGGTGTACCAGGGGGTATGAAAACATAATCTCTTGGAAAACTCTGGAGGATCGCCCCTTCTCGCAAAGAAATGGCCCGGTTTTGTTCTGGATGGCCGAAGCGACCATTACCGAATCCGAAAAATTGGGTAGTTATAGTGGGAGCGAGGTCGTCCCATGACATGCGGCCATATACACTGGGATATGTCTTACCAGTCCCCTTCATGTGACAGTCCGCTACCAGTGTTTTCCTCCATTCCCGCCATGTCCCACCTGGGCGCGATGCTTTAATGCGTGCCATGTTGATCCGAGTAAGCGCCGAAGCCTGATGCAAGGGGTCTTCCTTGTCTACCTCGCCAGCCTCCAGAGGGGGCAAATCACTGATTTTCTCGCGAACGGTCGAACGCTCGGAACCGAACTCGGATGGAGTTAGTAGACGAATCGGACCAAGTTGCGACGCCAGCAGGACCAGTCTTTGCCGCTGTTGGGGAATACCATAATCCGCACAGTTCACGATCCCATAAGTTACGTGATAGCAAGCATTCGCCAAGTCTTCGACAAAATGCTTAAAAACATCTCTTAACATTAACCTGGGAACGTTTTCCATGGTGACCAAATGAGGTGAGAGTTCCTTTACGAGCCTTGAGAACTGATTTAGTAGCCACCATCGGTTGTCCGCGGAGGTAGCTTTCTGATTGTACGTGGAAAAAGTTTGACAAGGGGCACATCCTGCCAGAAGATGAATACCTCTCTTGGGGAACACCTTTGCGATATCTTGCGATTTTAAGTCCTCGACGGGCTTCAAAAGAAATTTAGCCTTATTGTTGGTCGTGTAAGGGAACTCGCAAGCCGGATCGACATCTATCCCGAGCCGGACATTGATACCGGTTTTCTCCAACCCGTGCGTGAGCCCACCTGCGCCACAGAATAGATCCACAGCGTAGACTTCTCGATTGAGTTGCTTTCCCCTTCGAGTCGGCTCCTTGGGTTTCATCTTTTCCGATTCCTGATTTCTTAGGCCTTCGAGTGGTCCAAGGCTGCACCACCGGCCTTCACCCATTCGTCGACTTCGTCTTTTTTGAATTTCCATAATCGCCCCTTCAATCAGGTCCCTCATGGTTTGACTCCTTTTCGCTTATTGAGTGGGAGGTTTTGAGATTTCCAATGCGTCCTACACCGGCACGGTTGGGGTTGTTTCCCATCCGGTAGAAGTGTAGGGAGCAGTCAGCTTGGTCGCACTCCCGTACCAGCGACGGCTTGCCACAACAACACTCCAGGCATTTCAACCTGATGGCCTTGAGCGGAGTGGGCTGCTTGTCGCTCATGGACCGACGGGTGAAGCCTGAAAGGGAGAGGTAACGTGACCCTTGTTTTTGAGCAAGAACTCCATCTCCTGGTCCTGGTTCAGGCGCTCTTTTACCTCTTTCAGGCGACGTGCTTCTCGGTCTTCAACAATCCGTCTGATTCTTTTTATATCTTCAGGGCTTGGTATTTTTTTGCACAAGTCATTGTCGGTGGCTTCGGAAACAAAGCCGGTGCCATTGATTTCCGGATTCAAGAGCTTGCCCACGGCGAAGACCATGCGGCAGAGGGCGTGTTGCAGGTGCGGCTCCCCCAGGTCACCCGCCAGGTAGGCATAGATGTGGGCGAGACAGTGGTTCAAGTGGCTGTGCAAAGGTATGCCGTGCCAGTTGTTCTCGCCGTACTTGGCCGCGCCCTTGTGGGCGATTTGGGCCACCGCGGCCAGGGCGAAGGGGTCAAGCAGGTCATAGCGATAATTCACCGCCGACTGCATGGCACCATTCTCCAGGGTTTCCACCGGCATGTCGTCTGTGGGAAATAGCTTGTCCATCAGTCCTCCAGGCACTCGTAGATGGTTTCGTACATCAACTCCCTATTGAGAAGGATCAGTACGTCATGCAACATGGATAGCGCCGTCAGCACCGACCCCGCCCAGGTGATGTCGTAATGCTCATTACCTTCCGCGTCCAGAGAAGTGGCCGCAAAAACGACGGCTCCAGGGTTCTTCTCGGTGACGTCGGCTATGGCCTTTTCCAAGGCTCCGGCGGTTTCGTTGAGCCGCGTTACCTTGGATTTTTTTGGACCATCTTTCACTTCGGTCATTCGCCCCCCTTGGCTTGAACAATCAGGTCGTTGACTGACTGCCGACAAATCCACACGGCGCGGCCCAGCTTTATGCCGTCCAAGTCTTCGATGTTGTACCACCGATAAATGGTGGCTCGTGACACTCCCAGCATCTTGGCAGCTTCGGCGGGTCTCATGTAATTTTCGGGTATGGTTTGTTGCATTTACCCTACCTTTTAAAAGGGGTGCGCCGTCCCTGGCGCGGTGGCCGTCCCTGGCCGTGCCATCCTGGCTATTTGGTTGCCGGTCGGATTCGGGTGATGAACTCCAGTATCAGCGAAAGCTTGTCAGAAGGAAGCTGGGCCACTTCGTTCCAGTCCTTCACGCCGTACTTCTTGGCCAGAAGATTGAACGGGACGTTCCGGGCCTCGGCGGCGGCTTTGATCTCGGCTACCGTTTTGGCGATTCCGGCGTCCCGTTCCCCCTCCTGGGGCGGGTCCACAACCTCGGCCTCGGGGAACATGGGGGCGGTGTAGTTATCTTCCGGCCCATCCGGGGGGAGGTTGGCGCTGGTGGCGGGCGGCGCGTCTTGAGGCGGAGCAAAGAAGGCTTCAGCCTCGAAAGGCATCACCGGCTCCGTTTCCGGCTGCGGCTCGGGCGCTACCGGGGAAGGCGGTGGGGGAGGGGTGTTGTTGGGGTGGTCTTTCAGCTTGCCAGCCAGGGCGGCTCCGCGCCCGGCCTTGGCAGGCTCGGTCCTGGCGGCATCCGTCGCTGACTCTTCGGACACTTCCAGGTCGATGATATCCGGGTCCAGCACTCCGGCCAGGTCGCCATCAGCCAAGACCTTGCCCTCGTCCTCCACCAACTGCTTGAGGGAAGAGGGGAGCGGGAGCAGCTTGAAGGCCCGGTGAACGACGGTCTTGGCGCACATGGACTCAAACCAGTCGGCCCACGGCCCGCTCTTGTTGAACTTCCAATTGGCACTGGACGCCCGCGCCTTCTCGAAGTCGCTCAGGCGAAGGGGAGGGCAAAAGTAGGTCTTCCCGCAGATTTCGTAGGAGAAATAACCGCCGACCACATCGCCGGGGTTTTCGTCCAGCCCGGTGGGCACGTGCATGATCCGGCGCTCACTCCCTTCCTCGTAGTGGAACACGTCGTTTTTGTACACCAGCACCGGACGCCCGCTGTCGATCACGCCGGATTCGACCGCCTTTTTGATAAGGGCTTGGTACTGGGTAATGGGAGTGACCTGGCCCTTGTAGGGAACCAGAGCCACACCGTCGGGAACCCCCACCTCCAGGCCCCGCTGGGCGGCGTAGAGACAGGACAGAAACAGCGACTTCTTGTTGCAGGTAATCAGGTCGGGGTTGCGGGCCAGGGCCAGATAGAAATTCTGTGTGAATCTGGTCATGTTGTCCCTGCCCACCATCGAGACGATTACCCCTTGGTAGTTCTTGAGAAGTTCATCTCTCAGTGCCACCGCGGTAACCCTGGCTTTGTCCTGGGTGGACGGTAGGTTTTCGGTTCTCTTGCTCACTTGGCCTCCTTTTTCTTTTTCTTCTCTTGCCAGTCGAAGTTCTTGCGGAAGACCCGCGGCCCCGGAAAGGTGCGCGTGGCCTTGGTTTCCGCTTCCTCAACCAGTTGTTCATTACAGGATTTGGCGAGAATCTTAAAAGCTTCCTCCCAATCTGTTTTTTCTGAGGACTTGTTGTTTTTCCAGGTGATCTTGTAGCGCCGTCCGTCCGGCAGGTAGCCAAACAGGCCCAGGCCGTTGCCGATGTGGGCCTTGATGCCGTTAACCATCCGGGCGTAGTCAAGCTGGCAAATCTCCAGCATCCTCTCACCCATCTCCAGGTCGGAGATGTCTTTGGCAAGCTCCGGCCTTTCCACCAGTTCATTGTCGGTATTGGTGGGGTACACGGCGTTCAGAAACACCTTCCATGAATCGGAGCCGGAGGGCCGGGGCGGGGTGCGCTCTAAGACGTGTTCAGTCCAGAAGTGTTCGGCGATTCGCAGCAGGGTTCCCTCAAGCTCTTCCTGGGGCCGGATGCGGTACTGGCGATAGTCCTGCCCGCCGATCAACACAGCGCAGTCCCACCAGCGCAAGTTCAGCAGGGCACGATACCAAACGCACTGGACATAATAGCTTTCGGGAATGTCGTCGCCGCCGTCCTTACCCCAACGGTGGATCATGCGGTAGCCCGCCGTCTTACACTCTAGGCCACCTAAAACGTGTTGCCAGAACGACAAGTCGTTCTCCAGGTCGGCCATCGTCAAGCCGGGCACATCCACCACCAGCCGGTCAGGGGTGCCCCACCACCAGGGGAAATCCGGGTGCTTAAAGGGCTTTTCGCGATCAAACCCTTCATCGTTGCTGGGAAAGAGAATGACGTTGTTGCGCTCGGCGTACTCCCTGGCTACTACCGGCTCCAGCTTGTTGCCCCAATAGGCCGGGGTCGATTCTTCGTAGGGTTTCAAGCCGAAGATGTCCAGGTAAGCGTCCATCTCGTCGCTCCAAGGCGACGTGCCGGACAGGGCGGCGATGGTGCTGCCGCCAATTCCTCGCACTGGTTCCATATCGTCTCCATGAGCTTTTTGATTATTGTTGTCCTTATTCTATTCAGTTTTGGAATTATGTCAAGCAAAAAAAAACCGGAAAAATTATCCGGGCTTTCTTTTTTTTGACCTGCCGGTGTTAGTTTTTATGCAAGATTCATCCAGATTACCTTGTCAAGTAGTCTGATATGACTTGGGGGGCGCACCGAATCCTCCCCGCCAGGGTGAATATCTCTCAAGATAACATGGGTTGGCGTCAATTTTACCATCCGCAAGCGCCCCATATTATCATCGTCAATATAGATTACCAGGTCCCCCTCCTTGACATCCGACCCGCTCTCCTTGGCAACATATACAATGTTGCCCTCGCGCAAGACGGGAAAAAAGAACATTCCCCTCACCCGTAGGACATAAAGCCTGTCCAGCAAGTACTCGCTGATAGGTGGAATTGGAGCCATGCCATAATCTTCTCCGGGGGGTACTCCGTCGGTCACATTGCTATAAGGAAAGCCCTCGGGGCCGATTTCCGCCACAACGGGCAGTTCCGACCTGCCCATCAATAACTCCAAGACATTCACCTGATATATACTGCAAAATTTTTGCAGGGCGTCCTGTCTCCAGCGCACCTCCCCCTTCAGCAACTTGTTGATGTGGCCTTGAGAGAAACCCAAAAGCTTTCCTAACTGCTCTTGGGTGTGAGGGCCTTGCTTAAAGACCTCTCTGCACCTTTCTGCAATTTTTTCATCTAACGGGGACGCCATCTCTTTTTCAGTCCTTTTTGTAATTTACTCCAGGTGCCCACTTTTCCTGTTGGGAAATAATATAACTACCTGAAATATATTTGTCCAGAAAAAAAATTCTTGACTTAAATTCATTTTCTGATTATTTTCTATCCTACATCCCGATTATCACCTGAATAATCGCTTTAGGAGGTTGGATGGAGCATCTACCGTTCCCGCGTGGATTTAACCGTCAAGTTGGCCTTTCCGTGGCATACGCCTGGAAAATTAAGACCCGCCAAGCCATTCCCTCTCCTGCCGTGGCTCTGAGAATTTACAAGGCCCTGGAGGGACAGGTGCGCCTGACGGACATCCTGCAATGCAACCAAGAGACTGTGGAGATTGCCAGAATTATCAGCCGAGAAAATCAAGGAGAGCAAAAAACATGAACCGAGCAATTCTGATGGGCCGGGTCGGACGGGACCCGGAAGTCAAGTACACCTCCGGCGGCACCGCCTACGCCAAATTCTCCCTCGCCACGACGGAGTATTTTAAGGACCGGAACGGCGACCGTCAAGAAAAAACCGAGTGGCACAACTGCATCGTTTGGGGAAAGTCGGCGGAAAACCTGGGCCAGTACGTTGCCAAGGGTGACAAGCTGTTGGTGGAGGGCAAACTGACCACCAACGAGTGGGAAAAGGACGGTGTGAAGCGCCGGGACACCGTGGTCAACGTGCAGACCTGGGAAATCGCCCAATCCAAGAACGGCGGGCGGCAGCAGCAGCAGGACGACGACGACATTCCCTTTTAAGGAGTAGGTATGGGCCGTCTATGGGGTCGCTTATATGCGGGAACTCGGAATCATCGCAAGATACGCATTTTGCGTGAGCGCCATCCGGCCATGTGGACCGCGTGGTACGTCCTCATCGAATTAGCGATTGAGTGTGACGATGACGGTTGGATTTACGTGGCTCCGGGGCGGCCCTATACCTATAAAGAGCTTGCCAGAGAAGTCGGTATAGGACGCGCAGACAAGGCGGAAGGATTCATTAAGGAACTCGTAAGCCTTGGTTTAGCAACGCATAAGGATGAATTAGGCATCTGCCTAAACGGATTTATGAATCGCAATTATACCTCCGATTCTTCGACTGAGCGCGTAAGGAAGTATCGGGATAGATTGAAAAATCAGGAACCGGAAGGGGAAAATGAAACGTTTCAGAAACGTGACGGTGACGTTTCGGTAACTGCCATACTACAGAACAGAACAGAACAAAACAAAACAGAACAGAAAGTACGTACGGACGAGTCGAAAAATGACTCACCCTCACCCTCACCCTCACCCTCCCTGCCCATATTTTCCTGTAAGTTTTTCACCATCGACCAGGAATATCAAGACAAGTTGTTGAAAAAATTCCAAGCTTTGTCTCCTGAGATTTTAGCTGAAGAGTTTTCCAAGATGGAAGACTGGCTTTTTGACAATCCCGGCAGGCATAAGTATAAGGCCAGTGGCGCACTTAAGGACCCCCGGCGTTTTATTAACAGATGGGTAAGTAAGGTAGTGGTTCCGCCGGGGTCAGCGTTCCGTCAAGCACCGGCACCGGCCAACACTACCCCCCTTCTCCCTGCCCGGCCTGACTGCGCTGCCTGTGATGGCACCGGATTGGTTTATTCTGAGCGAGTCGGGGAGCAAGGGGAAAAGCGGGTGGCATCACAGATATGTGGCTGTCGGCGCGGCGAGGACACCGGCACAAAAAAGCGGGTCCCGGTCGTTCCCAACCAGGATTGCCCCACCTGTCATGGACAAGGAATTGACAGAACCAATGGCAAACCCAAGCCGTGCGCCTGCCTGAAGCCGAAGGAAAAAGCAGCATGACCCAAAACCAAGTCATCTCTTCTCCCGAGGCCGAGCAGTCGGTTATAGGGGCGGTGCTGATAAAGTCCGAGGCCCTGGAGCAAGTCATTGACCAGATTAAGCCGGAAGATTTTTACTACCTGAACCATGCCGAGATTTTTCAGGCCATGCTGGCGATTCGCAACAACGGCGACCCGGTGGACCTGACCACGGTAACGGCCCGCCTATTTGACCTGGGTAAACTGGAGGAGGTTGGCGGGCTGACATATTTGGCCGACCTGTCTGAGCATGTGGGGAGTTGGGCCAACATCGAGCATTACGCAAAACAGGTTGTGGAAAAATCGCGGTTAAGAAAGCTGGCAAGGCTGGGACTGGAGACCCAAGGCAAGATCGACCCCAGCAGTAATCCCGACGAGATTCTTTCGTGGCTCCTGGGAAACTGTGTCAACTTGTTGGCAGAATCGACCCTGGAGCAAGAAGAGTATATCGGCAAAATCGTGGGGACTGTGCGCCAGAAGTTAGAGGATGTGTGGTATTCCAAGATGCCGCCGGGGGTTATGACCGGGTTTCTGGATATCGACAGCATCTTGGGGGGACTACACCGCAAAGATTTGGTCCTCCTGGCTGCCCGGCCCAGCATGGGAAAGAGTGCCCTGGCCCTGAATATCGCTTACAACGTAGCCCGGAAAGGTCTGCCGGTGGGCATTATCTCCCTGGAGATGTCCAAAGAGCAATTTGGTGCCCGGATGGTTTCGAGTACTGGCCGGATCAACCTGGAGCGGATAATCAACTGTGACCTGTCCACGGATGAATGGGCCAAGATGTCTGAGGTGGAGACTGAGGTTGAGGGCCTGCCCGTCGTGGTGGACGACCGGAGCCGGGTGTCGATTGAGGATGTTCAAGCAAGGTGTTATCGGTGGAAGCAGACCTATAACATGGGCCTGGTCATCATTGACTATCTGCAATTAATTCGTGATGAAAAGTGGCGAGGGAGTCGAGAGGCTGAGGTCTCCAAAATATCCCAACGGCTGAAGTCATTGGCTAAAGAGCTTGATATGCCAGTTATGGCTCTGTGCCAGTTAAACCGGGATGTCGAGAAGCGCACCGACAAGCGCCCCATCCTGGCAGACCTGCGGGAGTCCGGGGCCTTGGAGCAAGACGCCGACGTGGTGCTGATGCTGTACCGGGACGAGTTCTATAACGCTGAGTCAGACCTGGCTGGCGTGGGGGAGCTTTTTGTCCGCAAGAACCGCAATGGCCGTACTGGCAACGTGTTTCTGCAATATACCAAGGAATACACGTTGTTCCAAAACTATACCCATCTGTAGGAGGTTTTATGAAGCAGAGTGATCTGGTGCGGGAAGTTTCCCGCAAGGTCGGTGTGTCCCAGGTAGTCACCAAGGAAGTGGTGAGCGCCCTTCTGGATACCATCGGCGAAGAGTTACGCAATGGTGAGCCAGTGCGCCTCACCGGCCTGGGGGTTTTGCGCCCGGCCAAGATGGCTGCCAGGGTCTATGTTTATCGCTATGTGGATGACGACACCGGCGAAAAGATGGAAGAGCGTGTCCCGAAGCCCGAGCGCCAGACGGTGCGGTTCCGGGTGTCCAAGGTGTTTCGGGAGTCCATGAACCAGTAGCGCCAAACAAGAAGAAGTCGCATTACGATCTAGGGTCAAAGTTGGGGGCCTCTGGAATCGAGGCCGGAGGCCCTTTTTTGGTATTGACAGGTGAAAAAAATAATTTACAATCGTTCAGAGCTTGTTCCCGCCTTATCTTAATTAAAACCGGAGGCAGCATGGGGCCACTTGTAACACAAGGGTTGGGGGGAAGGTTTGTTGTGGTTTCTGACAACTATTTGCCGATAATTAGGCCAGGGGCGCAAATATTTTGCGACAACAAAGAGCAGCCAGGCGACGGCGACATGGTTGTGTATGACGATGGTGGCGGGCCAAGGATGGCAAGGGTGAAACTTGGGGATGGCCTGGTAAACTTGAATGGCTTTGGCGACATTACCACTTTGTCGCTTAACAATATTAAAAAGTTGTCTAAGGTTGTTTGGATAAAGATGGCGCTTATCGCCATTATTTTTTTGGTCTTTTAAGCGCAGCGTCTATTAATTTTGGCGACAATGTAGCAAAAATAGATGAGATTGGTGGATTTAACAAAATGCACCACAACCACCGCGGAGTTCCTTGTGGTGGAGGGGTTGATTGTCGCTGGAACGAGTTTCAGTGTTGAGGTCCGCAAACAAGAAGGGGTCCCTGGATAAACCGGGGACCCATTTTTTTTGCCAAAAAAGGTTGCAGGTTAAGCCCGCAAGCCCTTCATCGCCTCTTCAAGTTCCGAGTCCACGATATGAGTGTAGATTTCCGTCGTCGTGATACTGCTATGGCCGAGAGCCTTTTGGGTGAGCCGCAGGTTTGCCGTCTGGCGGTAGAGATCGGTGGCGAAGGTATGCCGGAGCATGTGGGGGTGAACATCCTTCTCTATCCCGAGACTTCTGGCAACACGTTTCACCATCTGCCGCAGGTAGCGGGGCTGGATGCCGCGACCAGTGCGCGACCTAAAAACAAGTTCATGTGACCTATTTTGTAGGTCAAGATACTGGCACAAGAGGGCCGTGTCGTCCTCTGAGAGATAAAGGGTGCGGTCCCGCTTGCCCTTACCGCGCACCTTCACCCTGCCGGTTTTGAGGTCGCAGTTTTTGATTTCAAGATTCAAGATTTCCGCCGACCGCATCCCGGTATTAAGCATGAGCCGGATCAGCAAGTGATTTCTCAAACCATTCACCGGGGGGAGATTTTTCTGGTCCAGTAAAATCTGTCGCTCTTCCGGCGTCAGCACGTCGGGGAGCCTCCTGGGGCGCGTCATAATATCCTACCTCCCTTCTCCAGACTCTTTTTTACTCTTAACCACGGCAAGCACCGGATTCAATTTTTGGGGCGACCACCCCCCTGGCGGGGCAGGCAGGGCGTCCAGGGTGGCCGGGTCCGGGGCGTGGTCCTTCAGGTTTAACAGGTGGCCGGTCAGTTCGCTCCGCTCTTTCATTTCCGGCGCTATCCACAATACCTTGACCATATTGGCCGATATCAAGTCAACCACGCGGCCATAGGCTTTCATTCCTACATGGGGCCGGTAGGTGACATTATCGCCGCGGCGGTAGGTTTCCCCTTCCCAAGTCTCTATTTCTGTCAACATATTGCTGCTCTCTTCCTTTTATGATCTTGTCCAGGTCCATAATTGCCAGGGCCACAATGGCGGCTTCAGCCTGCCGGTCTTCGTTTATCTCTTCTGTGGTGGCGGCGGGCTTTGGTGATCTTGTCCACAGGGTTCCCCTTAAAACCGTTGGTTTCTTCCCTCATACCTAATGCGGCTAAAAAAAGCCGGGTCAATCCTATCCATAAGTTCGCCGCAAAGTTCGGCCAGTTCGTTTGCGGTATATAATTCCGACAGTGCCTTGAGGTAAATAAATCCGGCGTGGGTCCACAGAGTTTTTCGTCCATAGATTTTGAGCAATCCCTCTTTAATTAAGTTGGGGGCTTCAGGGAGTAGCAAATATGCGCGGAGCCCAAGCTCGCGGTAACGGTTAAGGGCGTTATCATAAAGGGCGAACAGTTCTTTGTCGGTGAAGTCTATGGGGTTCATCTTCCTAACTCTTTCATGGCCTGGTCAAAGTATTTGTCGGCCAGGCGTTGCAATTCTTCCAGGGTGTTCAGTTCTGACAATAACTTAACGTAAGTCTCTCCGGCGGGGGTAAGTCTCATTGAAAACTCATCCAGGTAGGGCCGGGCATATCCAAGGGCTATTAGGCCGGGGAAGTCCTGGGGGTAGCCGGAAAAGATAATATCGGGCCTTCCTTCTGTCTTGGTGTTCCGGGCCTTGACGTGAAGGATATAAAACTCAAAGTTTGTTAGGTCGGCGTCGCTCATTGGTTAAGCCTTATATGGTCATTTAGTGCTTGATCTTTCAGGGCGCATAGTTCATCTATGGTGCAGATTTGTGACAATACGTTGACATGAGCCTTGCCAGTGTCGGTGAAATAATAGGTATCTTCCCGGTAAAAATAGTTCGTTGCTTCCTTTGGCGTTGCTTCTCTGACAAGTTGCAGGTTTAAAAGGTCTTCAATGTGTTCGCTGTCTGCATAAAAATAAAGGCTGTCCAGGGCAATTCCTTGGGCAAGGTCTTTTGCCTTGGCGTAAAGGTAATAACGGGCCGATGGGCTGAGGTCGTTATCCGTGGGGGTCATATTCATAATCTCTATAAGCAAGTTCACGCGCTCGAATTAATAATTTTTGCAGGCCGTCTATCGTGTTAATAGCCTTAAAAACTTCAATTAAAGCTCTGCCGGTTTCGGTAGGGGTGTATGTTGCCGTTGTTGCTTCGCAATGCAGGGTAAATAACTTGCTGGTTTTCTCCGGGCCGGGAAACAAGCAATGCCGGGGCTGGGTCATCCCATAGACCTTTTCACCAAGGGCATACCTATACAGGGCGTAAAATTCACGGTTGGTCAGGTCTTGCATTTCATTCTTTCCTGTATTTCTTGCTGGTTTAAATAATAAGCTCGGTCGGTCATGTCTTGAATTTCTTCCAGGGAATACATTTTTGACAATGCGTTGACGTAAGCTCTTCCTTGCTCGGAAAGTATCAAGGTGGTAATGTCGGGGCCATAGTCGGGAAAGCGCGCGCCTGGGGGCTGTCGTTTCCGGTCCATAGGGTATAAAAGCTTGTGTTGATGCGGTCTTTGGAAAGTCTGCCGTCTGACATGGCTTAAGCTTCGTAAAAAGGTAAACATCTTTGGTGGGTTTCTTCTCCCATTGCTTTAAGCATATTCCGGTGATTTTGTTTGATACGTCCAAGGGGGTCAAGTTCTCTCAATTTGTCGCCATTTTTCTCATACAGTGCATATAAAGCCTTGGCTTTCTTATAAATTTCAAGGCGTTCCGTGTAGAGTTTTTCAACTTCAGTTCTGATATTTTCTTTATAGGTTTCATCGGGATGGTTTTTGTCCACATACTTAATGCCGGACAATTCTTTAATTTCGTAAACCGGGGCCTTTTGGGTGATAAAGCCTTTTTCGTATGTTATGGTTCCCGTGGGGTTAAGGGTGAAGCTATCCACAAAAACCGTCAAGGTGCTGTGGCGGAAATAGTGGCTGTACTTTTCCCCATAATAGTTCCCGAAAAGCACCGTTCCCAGCAAGATATTTATATGTCGGTCAGGTGGGATTAATTTGGCTCCCCTGCTCCCGATTTCCACAAAGTCTTTGCCAGTACCGCGCTCTTTAATTTCAAGATAATTTATCTGGTAAGTTTTCCCGCCGGGGCCTTCGAGTCTTAGGCGGGTTTTTCCCTGGTCCTGATAGCTGGCAAGATAAACCCTTTTCATGGTTCTTTTCCTCCGGTGTTTTTGGTTAATGCCTTCAATCGGCGGCAGGGCTGGCGGCTGGTCCTGTCCTGCCGTCTGTTCAAGGTATTAACTGCGGGCCGCGGGCCTGGGGGGCCAGGTTAAACACCGTCATTCTTTTGGTTAAGTCTGACAGTAACCCGGCGGCGGGCTTTGGTGATCTTGTCCACAGGGTTCCCCTATATCTTGTCTATAAAGATGGTGTAATGCTCGTTTTGTGATAATCCCAAATCGTCCAGTACTCCCCCAGAACTCCTAATGCTCAATCGGAACATCTTGATTATAAGTTCTTTATCAGTGTCAGTATTTAATTGGACCAATGCGTTAATATAAGCTTTCCCCGCTGCGGTTACCTTAAATGCTTTAATAGTGTTTTCTCTGTGGTTTTGTACACAGTCGTAGGCGTATTGTACAAGCCCTAAGCCGGTTAATGTCGGGATATCATCGGGGGCGTCGGCGCAAATGTGGCCGTCAAACTCTCTACCACTGGCGCAGGCATAGATGCCGCGGTAGAGGAAATATAACTCATTGTCATTAAATTTGAGATTGATCATGGGCTTTCCTTAGGGCACAAAGGCATGTTTAAGGGCGTCCAAGTATCTGTTGATGTGCCATGCTTCTTTGTCGCTGCCAAGTTCTATAAGGGCTCTCAGGTGGCCATCTATTATTGTGTTGTCGGGGCTGATTTCCTTCAGGGCGTAATAGGTGGTTCTGGTCTGCTCGTAAAGTGCCAAGAGTTCAGACCATAGGCGGGCGGCTTCAGCCTGCCGGTCTTCGTTTATCTCTTCTGTGGTGGCGGCGCGGTCGAAAAATATCAGGCCGGGATATTTCCTTGAATCGTACTTAGGGATAAGCCGGGTAATGTATCCGCGGGGCTCCCTCCAAACGTCTTCCTCCAGGTCTAAAAAGTCGGCAGATATAAAGACATGGGCCTTTTTTGTGTTGTACGGCGGCATGTTGTCGGTAAAGAGGTTGTAAAAGGGCTTGCCGTCATACCAGGGCCGGGGCCGGTGGGTCAAGCCGGGCAAAGTAAGAGAGTCGTTTCTTCCGTCAAAAGCTCCGTTTAGGTTGACAAGCTTGAGGGGGTTTCCCTGGTCTAGTTCGTTCTGCCAATAAATTGTTAGTTTCTTCACTCTATAGGGGCCGCGGTTTTTTGCTCCGGTTTTCAGTTCATACCAACAAAATGCTCCCCTGTCAGTCACATGGTTGAGCAAGCGTGCGGTGGCCATGTCTTAAGCTCCCATGAAAAACAAACTTTCAAGTTTTGAGTTTGTTCTTTCTTTAAGGGCCTTGTTGTGAATTTCGCGGACGCGCCCGAGGGGGTCCAGGGCGTTAATTTCCCGCGAGAGTTCTGCATACCTTCCTGTGGCCTTCATGATGGCGGCGTAAAGCCTTAACCGGCGTTCGCTGTACTCGAGGTCAATTCCGGCGTCGGCTATCTCTTGGCAAATTGCCAAGAGGTCTGGCGCGGCGGGCCTGCCGGGCCTGATGTTTATCCATTATCCACAGGCCGATGATAATTCCGGCGGCGAATATTGCCAGGGCTTCCGGGGTCATTAGGGCCGGGTTCATGGGCATCACTTTTTCCCCCTTGTATTTTTGATTGCTGCCAGCAATAGGGCCTTTCTCTCTTCTTTTGACAAGCTCTTGTAAAAAGGGCTTAGTCTTAAGGCGCGGGCAACGTCCAGGGCTTTCATGGTCTTTATCTCCTATGCGGCGCGGCGGGCCTTAATCCGGGCGCGGGTTGCGTTCAAGGTCTTCATTACCTGGGGCCGGGGGTCTTCCTGGGCCTGGGCTTTGATCTCTTCGAGGTCCAGGGCTTCGCGGTGGTTCCGGCGGGCCTGTCTGACTTTGATCTTATAGCCGGGCATGGGTTCCCTTTCTTTCAGGGGTCCAGGGCTGGCCGTCCGTGGCCTGCCGGGGGTCCCTTAATCCATCGTGATTACTTCGCCAAAGGGCGGTTGAAAACCGTTCTTCCCTTGCTGGGTGAGTATCCATAAAACCGGATAGGCGGGCGGTTCGGGAAAGCGGTTGCAGTATCCGTCTGTGAGATATACCGCGGCCACAGGGTCAAGCTCTTCCTGGTCGATATACTCAAAGCCGGGCCGGAAGTCCGTTCCTCCTCCCCCGCGGGCGTTAAGCTTCAGGGGCAGGTCTTCGCTTTCAAAGCGTTCCACCGCGGCAAGCTGGGCGTCCACGTAAATCACGGTGGCGGCGGTGCGGTAGGCTTCCAGTATGCCGGTGATCTCTCCGGCGAATACGTTTAATTCATCCTGGCCGATACTGCCGGACGTGTCCACGATAACGGCTATTTCGGGGAGTTCGTTGCTCCGCAAGCCGGGCAGGAAAAAGCCGGTGTGCATGTAGCGGGAATTGGGCCGGGTCCAGGCGTAATCATTCCGGGCGGTTTGTTCGATGAATTGCCGTAAGATATCGGTCCAGGGCAGGGCCGGAGATATCACCGCGTCGATAAGCCGGGCCAGGTCGGCGGGTAAATTGCCTTGGGCCTTGGCGGTGGCCGCGGCCTGCACTATCCTGACCATCTGGTCTTGCTGGGCCTGTTGGCGTTCCTGGGGGTCGGCGGCGGGGTAGTCTCTGACTTCTCCCACGTTCCCCTTGAAATTCGCGGGGGGCGGGGCCTGGGGGCTGGGGGCCTGTCCCTGTCCCTGTCCGTTGCCGGGTTGGTCCTGGGGCTGGCCGTCGGGCTGGCCGTCTTGCGGTTGTTCGGGGTCATTGCCGGGGGTGCCGGGGCTGTTGCCGGGCTGGGGCTGTTCCTGGGGTTGCTCTTGGGGCTGTTCCTGGGGGGCCGGGGATTGCTCCGGGGGCTTGCGGTAAATCTTCTTATAAACATCTTCCGCGGAGTCGTCCAGGTATTGAGTATCGTACAGCGCGCCGTCGTCCAGGGAAAAGCCGTCATTTTTGAGTATGCCGTTAATGGTATAATCGGCGGCTATATTCCAGGTTTCATGATCGCGGGGGCCGCGGCGAAAGTTGTGCATGTTGGCGATATGCAATACTTCATGGGCCACCGCGCCCTTAAGCTGGTCAATGGGCAAGCCGTTCACGTAGTCGGGATTAAAACCAAGGGTCAAGCCGTCGGTCCATAGGGTCTGACAAGTCGGGTCTGCTTCAAGCTTCAGGTTTAAGGCGATACTGGCGAAAAAGGGCTTGTTGATTACCAGACCGGCGCGGGCCTTTTTCATCTTGTCAATAGCTTGTTGATAGTCGGCGGGTTGCATTGGGCCTGCTCCTTAAGCCATGTATCCGGCCATTTTATTCAAGAGGTTGTCCATATCCACCGCGGGCGGGGGAGTCGGGGCCGGGGGTTCCGGGGCCACCGCGGGGGCCTGGGGGGCCTGCTCGGGGGCGGGCTGGGCCTGGGGGCCGTCCATGAGGGCCGCAATCTTCCCGGCCAGGGTCGCGGCGTCGGCGGCTGTCTGTTGCCGGATTAAAGGGGCCTTTCTCAGGCTGTTTATGTCGATGCCGTCTAAAATCTTCTGCTCGATCTCCCGGCGCATGGTATCAAGGGCGGGGTCGTTGGTCATGTTCAGGCGGGGCAGTAAATTAATGAGGTCTTGCAAGTTGGTTATCACGGTTTCCCTTATCACCGCGTCGGGGTCGGAAAGCTTCTCCGCCATATGGGAAACAGTGTCAAAAAGACGTTGCCACAAGTCCCGCATGGCGTACGCGGTGGCCTGTCTCAAGCTGGTGTCAAGCTCTTCCCTGATTCGCTTTATCTCCCCGTCTCCCAGGTCAACCCGGAAATCAGGGGCGGCGGGTAGGGGGCTGACGAAAATGGAAAAACTGTACTTCTTCGCCAGTTTTTCCGGGGCCGGGTAGTCGTCGGGCTTGAAAAGGTTATTCAGGCGGTTTGCGTGCTCTTGAATTCTCTGCGGATATACCGCGAATAGATCAATAACCGCGTCTTGGAATTCCCGTTTAAGGCGGTCCATTTCCCGGGTGTATTCAAAATAGTTTTCCGCGGGGAGGATATCCGCGCCTTTGTGGGTCCAGGGGAGGGTATTGGCGTAGTGAAAAGACCGGGCGGAGTTGTTGGCCTTTTTAATCCGGTCCAGTTCGGGACATTGCAGCAATACCTTGTTATACCTGCCCGCGTCGCGGTCGGTGCCGTAGGTGGCCGCGACGTTCTCCGTCGCTTCCTTATCTTCCCGGCGGGCGTTCCAGGTCGATATATTCAGGCTCACGAGCATAGCCTTTTCCGACAAGTTCTTTTCCATTGTCCCGGTTCCTTTTCCTGGGGGTTAGCCTAAGAAAATGTTTTGGTTCTTCGTGGTCCAGTTGATAAACTCCCGCGTTCTCTGACAGTCGGGGGAGGTCTTCGCGGAAAGCACGGTGAGCAATACGTTAAATTCCATCTCAAGGCGTTCAGCGTACTGGAGAATACTGCTAAAGGTCTGCGGGTTTGCTTTGCGGGAAAGCGCTCCGGCCAGGGCGTAAAGGGTCTGTGGGTCGGTCGGTACGTCGGCGGTCTTGGGGTTCAGCAAGACCGCGTCGGGGTCGGGCAGGTTGCGGTAAATCTTCAAAAAGCCGGTAAACTCTGCCGCGAAAGCTTTCCCGGCCGCGCCTTTGTAAATCTCGTACTCGAGGGCTGTGGGTAAGCCGAGGTTGTAAAGCCGTCCAGCGTGGGTCAGGGTGCGGGGGCAAGGGCCGTTGACTATCTCCGCGGTAGGTTCCCACGCGGTCAAAAAGTGGGGCCGGAAGCGAATAAAGGCTATAAGCTCGGTGGGCATACCATTTTTCAGGCTCCACGCGGTCCAGTCGTCCAGGTCGGGGGCAAGTTCGATGATACAGGCAAAGCGGGATTTAACAGGCTCCAGTATCCCGCTAACGTTGGCGCGGTCCTTTTTGCGGTTGGTAGCGGCGATAAAGGTCACATGATCGCTTACTTTATGACCGTTCACGCGCCGGGCTAAAATCAGTTGCATTACTGCCGATTGCACCGCGGGCGGGGCCTGGCCTAAATCGTCCAGAAAAGCCACAGTAAGTTTGTCGGCGTGAATCAGGGTGGTCAGTTCCCCAAAGGGCAAAAACGTTGCCGCATGGGGATTGTCGGGGTCCAGGGCGGGAAGTCCTTTATAGTCGGTCGGGTCGGATACTGCCGGATGAAAAATGATAAGGTTTGCGTCCGCGTCGGCGGCGGCTTGGGCCACAATGTCAGATTTCCCGATTCCGGGTTGTCCGGTAATCAGAACGTTCTGTTTCCCTGGTATCAGGTGCGCCAGGGCCGTTTTTAAATCACTTGGTTTCATCCTTTTCCCTTTCTCTATGTGGTTTTTGGTTTCGCCGTGTGGCCTGCAAATTCGGTATTACAATATGCTTATCGGTTAATGTAGTCGAATCTTGAATTTTTTGCCATAAAAAAATTGACTATCTTCATATTTTTTATTTTCATAATAGTATCAAGCTTTTATGGGGTGCTATTATGGATAAGGTCTTTTTCCTGGGGGTTGATAGCGGGGCTAATGGGGCCGCGGCGGTCATAGGGCCGGGCGGTGACTATGTGGCCGCGTTCAGGTGGGCGGGCAAGGGCGGCGGTCCAGGTCCCGCGCTCGAATTTCTCCGGCGGTATGCTCCAGAGGTGCAGGCCTGCTATATCGAGCAAGTCCAGATATTCAGACAATTACCTGTCAATACTATTTTGGCTATGCAAACCTTGCTAATAAACTGCGGGATATGGCAGGGCCTATGCACCGCGGCGGGGATAGATTACGGGTTAATCAAGCCGGTAAGCTGGCAGGCTAAGACGGGCGCGCCTAAGAAAACTGACAGGTGGCGGGTTGCTGCCGGGGTCTGGCCGTCGGCAGGTATCAAGGGTCCTGCTCATGATGGGATAGCGGACGCGTTGTATATCGCCAGTGCGGCGCGGGCTGATGCCATACAAGGGGGCCTATTCGGGGCCGGGTCTCCTGGGGGCCTGAAAAGGGGCCTCTGATCTCCCGCGAGGGTTAAGGTATAGGGTGGGGGGAGTTCTCTTTAAAATCGGTTATTCAGTGGGCTTTAATTTGGGAATTATATAGTTAACTCCTTGCCCCCGATGTAGGTTTCATCGACTTCGATGATTCCCTTAAGCTTTCTAAAATCGTCGCCACCGGCTTCCCGATCGAAAAGCTGAAAAGTGCTGATAGTTATCTTGTCCATTGTTCTAAGCAATCAAGAAATTTAGGCACCCACGAGGGAACTGGTCTTCTCCCCATTTCCCATGAATCCACGGCCCATTTAGTGACCCCTAAGACCTCCGCCAAGGCCCGGCGGGACCGAAAACCCAGGCGGAGACGAGCCGCTTTGAGTTCAGACGGTTTCAATTTTATCTCCTACAACTACCCGATTAAGGCGGCAAAGGTCCTTAATCCGCCAGCCGGTTTCGGAGCCCTGGCAAAGGATCAACTTCCCTTCGGTTTCGTAGTCTGCGGCGCTGGTGGTGCGCCATTCGGCCAAGGTATAAAGTACCCAGCCATTCTCGCTAGCAGAGGCGACAACCTGCTTGCCGTTCGGGAGCCGGTAAAGCCAACCGTCCTTAATTTCACTGGGGTTCCTTTCAATGATTTGCGTTTTCATTGTCGTTCCTCCTGTCGTTTTGATGATTATAATATAATACAGCGTACAACCTTTGTCAAGAAAAAAAATGTAGAAAATGCGAAAAAAAATTGAGTTAGGGAGTCAAGTATATAATTCCCTTTAATTTTCATTCCTGCCGGGTCTGGGGGTTGCCAGGGTTGACAAGGGGCAAGTTCTCGGGGTCCAGGGTCAAGAGGATACTCTAAGAGGGGGTCATCATGTCTCAAGATAATCTGCAAGAGGTTGTGGATACTGCCAAGGGTGTTGCGCCTGCGGCCCAGGGTAAAGAGATCCAAAAGAAAAAACCGGGTGGCCGTCCGCGTAGAAAGCTAACTCCCGAAGAGATACAAGCGCGTGAGCAAGAGTTATTTGATATCGAGGTATCCGGGCCTGCCGGGCCGGGGGGGCATAGTACTAATAATAGTACTATAGATAAGGGGAGTGATAATATATGTAGTGGAAAAGAGTGTTTTGGTACTGATTATAATGAGTTAAGTACCAAAGAAGTGGATACAGGCGGGGTGAAGTTTAGTGAACGCGAGTTAAGGGCTTTAGAAAACTGGTTTTCTGGGAAGTATAAGACCAAGTGGCAAGCGGCGCGGGCGGCTGGGTATAAAGGGGCAACAAAACGCAGTTTAATCAATACCCTAAACGGGGTGTTGAAGAAATATGATTCAGGCTCAGACCATCGGGCCATAATGCGGGATATCGGGGCGGGTGAATCGCATTTAATCAAGTTATTGCTACAACTTGCGGAGGGCGGCAAAGATGAAAAAACTCGGCTGGGGGCCTTAAATATCTTGACAAAGTGCGCCGGATTGCAGCGCGAAGTTGTTGAGGGGGATAAGGGCGGGGATATCATCATCAACGTACCCACGGGTAAGCGGGTTGCACCGCAGGATGACGCCGCGCCGGGGGCCGGGGGCCAGGGTAAGCCGTTCACCGTGGTCAAATGATGCCGGAAATATAGATTATCGGTATTAGATCATGGCCGGGGGGTATGTCCGCAAGATAAAGGGTACGGGGGGCGCACGGGCGGCGCTGGTGGGGTCGCTGGCGCTGGGGGCGGGGGCGGCGCACGTCAGACGGGCGGGGCGCAGGCGCACGGCGTACACGGGGACAGGCGGGCGTCTGGGGAAAACCGGGGGACCGGGACTCCTACCCCCCTAGGTAATATATCCCCCCCCCATTCAATTCAATTTTTAAAACCTTTCCTCCCATGAAAAGAAAGTAGGACTATTCTCCTGATCCCTTCGGCGGTTCGATGCAATTTCCCACCTGCTGACCCCCCTAACTACGAGAGAATTTTTTCCGTAGGACTGAACCTCTCAGGGGGACCCTACCCCCGTCAGATGGAACCGCCTGAATATAATTTATTACTCAAGAGAATTGGCTTTTTGGCTGAAGTTGGCGATGCGGGCCAATTATTCCATCCTGATATTCAATAACTGAATCAGGAGGTGCGTCATGGTCAGTTCAGTGAATCCCAGGTATCGGACAGGGGCCTTGGTGCGCCGGGCCGAGACGGTCCTGGGGATGAGTAGGCGGACGGTGTACCGCTGGCTGAAAGCCGGGGTGGTCACGGAGGAAGGGTTGCGGGAGTTCTTGCGGGAGTGCCGGGAGGTCTTACTGACTCCCCGGCAGGCCGCAGAAGCTTTGGGGGTGTCTCGGAAGTGGCTCTATGCCCTGGTGGACAGAGGAAGGCTGGTGGCTGTCAGGCTGGAGCCGTTTGGCACGATCTGGGTGAAGCAGTCTGAGGTGGAGAGCTTTATTGTGCGATTCTCCGCCCGAGAGACGGGCAGGGGGACTCGTCGTGCCAGCACTTCTTAGTGTGCAGGCCGTAATGTAGGCACTCGTCATAGGTCGGCATACTCGGGTAGCCGGGTTCCCAACAGGGCATCTCCAGGCCCTTGAGGGATTCTTCGCTCTTCTTCTTCTTCGTCGTCGTTTTTCTCACCACGTTATCCCCAGCGCAGCCTGCTCATGAGTGTCACATAAGCGAGCATTTTCTTTTCTGCAAGCTTTGCAGATGCGAATGTTTATTTTGTCTGGACTGTTGAAATAATTCAGACATTTCAGGCATTGTAACGTTTCATTGCCGTTGTGTAACGCTTCAGTAACGTTCTTGGGTCTGTTTCTGAGGTAGCGGCGGTGGTACTCCCTGCTGCACTCGCCCCCGCAGGTCTTCTTTTGGGGCCGGGTGGTTATGAACCAGTCGCCGCATATTTCACATCTGCCCCTTCTGGGTGTTGCTGCCGTCCTTGGCATGTGGTCTCCCTCGTGGCATGAACGAAAGCTTCGGGGACCTTCTCGCTGGCCCGCCGGACTGCCTGAAGAACATATTCCTCATTCAATTCGATCCCCACGGTGTCTCTTCCCATCCGGGCGGCCACGATCCCTGTGGTTCCCGCTCCAAAGAAGGGGTCCAACACGGTGGCTGGGACCGGCTCCGCGTCGGTTATGCAGTCACAGGTGGGCACCCAGCCCACGGTGATCTCTTCTCTTAGCCCAGCCAGGACCTTGCGCTTCAGGTCGCTCGGGTTCTCGGCTCCGGCCTTCTCGTAGTCCTTCTTTCCCTGCCCCCGGTACTCCCCGGACTTGTCGGCTCCACACCGGGCCTGGGCCTCTCGATCCGGCTTACCTTTGTCAACCAGTCGCCCGAAGGGAGCAAGGCAGGCCGGGCAGACCCCATACTCGGAGGTTCCGGCGGTGACACACCTTTCCACAAGACGTTCAGGAAACGTGGCAAAGTGGTTGCCGCCATAGTTGGGGGCCGGGATGATCCAGACCGACTTGGGGGTGTTGAAGGGCTGGTAGGGGTCCTTCTTGATAAGCTCCTTCAGACCCAGCCAGTCCCAATAGTAGTTTTTACTCTTGGAGAGGACGAAGATGGATTCGTGGGAGTGGATGCACCTGTCCCGGTAGCCCTCGGGCCGCGGGTTGGGCTTGAACCAGACGATCTCCTGGCGCAGATACCAGCCGTCGGCCCGGAGGGCCTGGGCCACCAGCCAGGGGATGCCGATGAGGTCCTTTGGTTTCAGGCCGGGCACCTTCCTGCCGGGGTATTTGGCACACTTCTCCCGCAGCCCTCCTTTGTTGTGGTCTCCCCCGGCCCCCCCGGAGCCGTTGTACGAGTCGCCGAGGACCAGGAATAGCACTCCGTCCGGCCTCAAGACCCGCTTGACATGGGAAAAGCACTCGACCAGGTGGGCGGCGTACTGCTCCGGGGTGGGTTCAGCCCCCAATTCACCCTTCCAGCCATCCTCCCAGGTCGCCGGATCGGTCTCATAGTTCCGCAGACCGAAGTACGGGGGTGAGGTCACGGCCATGTGGAAGTAATCAGAGGCGGTCAAGGCGCACACGTCGCGCACATCACCCTTAACAACGTCTATCCTTGCCAATTTATTGCCCTCTCCGTCGGAAAAAGTATGACCTTGCCGTTGTAGCGGTCGATGAAATCCTGAATCATGGCCTCGTGGGCGTCAAAAATCGGCTCCAATGGCTCGGGCGACGTACTCGGGGAGGTCTGAGTGTTCGTCTTCCCCCCTTTCAAGACCCTCAAAGATGGCGAGTTCGTGGGGTTTTGGGACATTTTCGGCTCCATTTTGGGCAATTTTCCTGATTGCATACTCGCTTTCGGCGTGTTTCAGGATGTGTTCGGCTCGGTCGGCCCATTTGGGCTTGAGTTTGGCCTTGATAAGCCGCAGGCAGACCTTCTTGTTGAACTTATCCGGGTCGTAACTGGCACAGGTTGCACAATTTAATGCCGAACCGTCGTTGTACGCCTCAGCGTAGAGGCAACCGCCGTAGTAGGTGCAATTCCTGAAGGGGAAATCCCGCCTCCGACCCACGACCGACTTCACATCTTTGTTGTGCGAGCCTGTTTCGTTATAGACGTACCGCTTTTTGGGCGGCTTACTGACCTTCTTGGGCATTTGGCAATTCCTTAACGGGGACGTAGAAGGTTTTGCGGTCGGCCTGGTGCGGATTCCAGAATCTCCCGATCCCGTCCTTGATGACCTTGGTGGCCTTGTGGTCCGAGAGTGGCTTTCCGTTGGGGCCGGTGAAGTTCTCCCGAATCAGTAACCGGAGTTCAGTTGCACAGGGTGGCCCGCCGAAGTCATTCTCAAACCTCTTGATTTTGGTGTGGACCCGGCGCAAAAACAGGAATGTTGACAGCTTACATCCGTCGTCAAGCGGCTTCTGGAGGCCCAACTCGGGGTGCTTGAGGTTGAACTGATGTCTGCCGGGGCCGACGTTCTGGAGAATGAACGGCTCCTGGGGGTCAATTTTGATTTCCTTAATCATGGTGACGGCGACAGTTGCAGGTAGTCGAGCCAGTCCCCTGGTTATGGTCAACTCGTTGTTCTCAAGGGTCATATAGTGGTCGCCCCTGGAGAGAGTAAGCCTGGTATCAAACCGCGACCGGCTGGGATCGCCGCCCCACCCCGAGAACAGGGCGGCGAGCAGGACTTGGTCTTTCTTGTTGTGTGCCCACATTATTTCAGTCCCATCCTTTTGGCCAGGAAGTGCGACGCCTTGATGAACAGGGCGGCGAGCATGTAGGTCTTTTCCAGACCTTCCTTGTCGCAAGTGATGTCCAGGGAGCCGTAGAGAGAGAGGCGGTCGGGGTGGTTTTCGATGGTGAAGTCGTCGATGTTGAGGGATTCGGTGCCATTGGCGAAGGGGGTGAAGCGGGGTTGGTCGGTGCTTTCTGACATGATTTTCTCCTATTTCGTTATGGTTAAGGCCACATAGACAAGAATCATGGTGCCCATGAGGATGTCGGCGATGCCCCCGCACAAGTCTTCTTTCTTGGCGGAATACTTGTAGAGAACAACCTCAACAACCCCACCGGCCAAATTGACCAGACCGGCGAGCGCCGCGAAGAAACAGGTCATCCAGAATAGGGCTTTCATTCTCCCTCCAGCTTCAGGTCGGCATAGACCTTAATCATCCGCCGGATAGCTTCATCTGGCGTGACTCCCTCTGCTTTACAGGTTGCCCGGAAGACCTTCAGGTCGCTGGGGTCCACCGGCGTCAAGTGCATGATCTCCAGAATCTCGAACAGGTCCAGCTTGAGAAGTTGAGCCATCCTCCGAAAGAGGGGGATGCTGGGGATTATGTTGCCCCGCTCGTAGCCGTAGGTCGTCTCTCGCCCTACCTGTTTGGCAAATTCAACCCCCGACAAACCAGCCGCCTTTCTGGCAGCCCGCAGTCGCTTGTGGTCGAAGTGCCTGGTGTTTGGCTCTTCCCTTTGCCGTGGTCTCACACACCCTCCTTTCTGTGACAAATTTCCTATTGCGACTTATTATTCACCTTATTAATTCAATTTCAGAATACTGCAAATCGACGGTCCTGTCAACACTTTTTCGCTCGTTTGACGACTTTTGATCTCGATGTTTTGCTCTAAGTATGAGCAAGTCGTTGGTCTTTGACCTCACACCAACACAGCGCGATTACGTTTTTTCCGACGCCGTGGTCAATGTCATTTACTCCAATACCGGAGAGGGCAAAACCTATGCTTCGATAGCCGCGATGATCGTTCATGCAAAAAGATGTGGTCGGCCCATTCATGCGGCCATTGTGCGGGATACCCATGAAAACATTAAAACTTCTACTGCCAGGAGCATCCTTGAGACGTTCCAAGAACACCCCGGCATGATTCAGTTTCGGAATGATTTTAAACAACTGACCATCTTTTCCAAGCCGCGGGTGGATGTGGACCTCTTTGGGATCGACAACCTGGGCAGTTTATCGAAACTCCAAGGCCCTGAGTACGCCCTGATTTGGCTCGAAGAACCGGCTCCGATGGCGGACAAGGTAAACGCCGGTTTGGCTGTTGAGGTGTACCGGGCGGCCCTGGTGCGCTGTGCCCGGCAAAAGGGCGCTAAGGCCCGTCTCCAGGTCAGCATGAATCCGGCGGACCAAGAACATTGGACCTACGATGAGTTGATCGAGAAGGGGCCAATCCCCGATCCGGGCAACCCCCTTATTACCAAGGCGGTTTTCCGGGTCAATCCGGGGGAGAATCCGCATGTCTCAGAAACCTCCAGGCAGGCGGTCCGCGTGGCCTACCAGAGTGATCCGGCAAGCTATTGCCGGTACGTGCTGGGACAGTTCGCCCCCGTTTATAAGGGGGCCAAGGTGACGCCGGAGTACAACCCGGCCATTCACTTGGCTCCCTATCCTCTTACGCCAGCCCCCGGCCTGGTCTCCTTCCGGCTGTGGGACGGCTGGCACAACCCGTCGTGCCTCCTGGGGCAGATTACCTCCATCGGCAGGACCGTCATCATCGACACCCTGCGGATGGCCAACACCGATGTTGAGACCCTTATCAATGTCAAGGTCAAGCCCTTGCTGGAGTCGCCCAAGTGGCGCAATAAGGCGCGGGCCTGGCGGGACATCGGGGACGTTTCCATGCGACAGCCGGACCAGAGTAACATCGCCCGGTCGGCGGCCCGAGTCATCGAGGAAGCCTTTGGCACCTCATTCGAGCCGGGGCCGAAACAGTGGCCGCACCTGCGGGATGGCCTCAAGCGCGGTCTCCAAATGATGATCCAGGGTCTCCCGGCGGTGACGATCAACCCGGAAGAGCGGCTTCTCCACAAGGCGTTGTCGGGAGGGTGGCACTACAAGACCGACAACAACGGCAACATCATTGGCCAGATTCCTGACAAGGATGAACACTCGCACATCGGCGATCCCTTCGCCAACGGTATGTCGGTCCTCTTTCCGGCCCAGGACTACCGGAAGGGCCTGGACCGCTATAAGGCCCAACTGGCTGCGGCCAGCAAGCGCGTGTCGTCCTACATCCACTGAGGAACCTATGGGAGTTATTGAAACAACTGGTTTTCGAGGCTGGTGGCCCCTGCGGGAGTTCTGCGGCAAGGACAGTCAGGGCCGCAAGATCGTCAAAGAGGGGTTCCGTAACATGACCAATGGCGACTTTTACGCTACGGAGCGGGGCTGGGATGATGCGCCGCCCTACCCCACCGGCGAGATTGCAGTCTTGAGAACTGCTTCCGAAACCTATCGGGAGAACTACGACAAGATCAGGTGGAATCGAGATGGCCAAAGTCAAGCCGGTTAACGAGAAGGATTGGGCGCGGACCCAGCACTTTTACTTTGGGGGTGACTCCAACCTGCCTATACCCGACGGCCTGAAGGGCGCGGAGTTGGGCGAAGAGGTGGTCGTGGTGGTCCGGGGCAAGGTCCGTCATGCGAGCTTCACCGAAAGCATCGACTCCGGCGACTCTGCCAGCCTGGAGGTGGTGGCCTCCGAGATCACCGTTTCTGGCACTAAGCCCAAGCCCGCGACCTTGAAGGACGCAATGGGGGCGGACGAGAAGCGCCGGAGGCTCTAATGGTCGCGGCTGTCCAGCTTGACGACTACCGGCAGGAGTGGGGCGTGGCGGACGCCGTGTGTGACCGTTGCGGCTTTGAGTGGGTGGCCGTCTATTTGGCCCCGGCGCACGAGGCCGGTGAGCCTCTGGAGTGCAAATACTGCAAGCACCAATCGGGGAGGGTAGTCAATGTCCGGTAAAGCCCAGATCAATCTGGCCGATCTCAAGGGGTTGGCTCCGCAGGGGGGACCCCCCAAGGCCAAGGGTAAGAAGACTGCCAAGAAGGCCAAGGGTGCCAAGGCTGGGAACCTCAAGAAACCGGCCCCGCCCGTCACGACCCCGGTGGCCGGTCTCGGGAAACTGTAATGGCGCAGCCCTTTATCGAAGACCCGATCAAGTCGGTCCAGGCCCGCATCGAGCAGATTAATCGAAGCAAGCCGGAGCCGCTGACGGACGACATGGACGTGAAGGAACTCGCCGAGCGCGAAGAGGCCGCCGATGCGTACGCCAAGGAGAGGCCGCAGCACTTCGTTGATTACTGCGAGGACTGCATCAAAACCTCCGTCCATGCCATGACCGAGATTCGCCGGATGCAGGCGGAATGTTGGCGGGTCTTCAATGAAGAGGCCCCGCCCAACTATGCCAACAAGGAGTCCTGGCAGTCCAAGACCATCGTGCCCAAGCCCTTTGGGGCCGTGCAGTTTGCGATGGCCGTGGTGCGGAAAGCCTTCGATGTCCAGTTTTTGAGCATCGAGAACGAGCAAAACGCCGAGGCCGCCGAGTTCTGGAAAAAGCTGTTGGGCCTGATGCTCTCTCAGAATTTTGCCGACTTCCCGATCCAGTTCACCGACGCCTGCGGCATGAGCTTCGCGGTGGGGCAGTCGTTGGAAATGCTGCCGGTGTGGCGGCCAGGTCGGGGCCTCCGGTTCATCCTGGTGGAGCCGTGGAAGATTCACCGGGACCCGGACGCCATCAGCCGCCAGCCGCAGTCGGGCCTCTATTGGATTCATCAGGAGTGGATGGACTACTACCTGCTCCGCAAATTTCAGGACGCCGGGCGCTACGAGAATATTGACGAGACCTTCAGGACCGGCGGGACCGAATCGGACAACAAGCACGACACCAACCTCACCAAAGAGGAACTGGCTCGTCGCCGCAATATGTTTTGGAAACGGTCGGGATTCCGCACGATGATCCTAACCTCCGAGTTTTGGGGCACGGTCCTGGGGCCGACCGGGGAACTGCTGCTCCCCTCCGCGAACTACACGGTCGCTGGGGGAAAGGTAATTCGCGCCCCCAAGGCGTCTCCCTATAAGAACTTGCGGTGGCCGGGCATGAGCTTCAGCGTTCTGCCGAACTTCCTGCGGTTTGACGGCCGCGGCATCGTCCAGGGGATCAAGAGCCTTTGGTACTCCATGTGTTCCCTGCTCTGTCTGCACATGGACAACCTGAATTGGGTGGTGAATCCGCCCACCGAGATTGACGTGAGTTCCCTGGTGGACCCGACGGATGTGAACAACGTCCCCGGCAAACCCTGGCTGACCAAGGGGACCCCCAACGGGCAACAGGTTGTCAGAACCATCGACCGCCGGAGCAGCACCAGTGACATCCTGGCGAACATGAACTTCGCCGACCAGAGGTTTCAGGAGGGCACCTTTGTCACCAACTTGGTGCAGGGTCTCCCCGGCTACCGGGCGGAGGTCACGGCCAGGGAGTCGGCGCAGAGTTTGGAGCAGGCCCTTACCATCTTCTCGCTCATTGGCAAGAACATCGAGCATGGCGCTCTTAACGTCATCCGGGCCGCGGCGGAAACCGTCGCCGCCAACATCTCCCACGAGGAACTGACCTTGTGGATGGGGGAAGAGGTGGCCAGCCGCTATGTTGACGGGGCCTCTCCTACGGGTGTGACGTTACCACAGTTGACCACCGGGTCTTTTCAGGTCTCCGGCATCTCCGCCCTCATGCGGGACATGGAGATTGTCAACAGCATCAGAAATGTGATTCTGCCGCTCTTCGAGGGTCAGGCAGCCAGCGTCTTCATGCCCTACTTGAAGCCCTATCAGCTTTTGCGGTCCATCGAAAAGCGGTTAAACCTCAGAGACGAGGGAATCCTGATTGACGAGAACATGGCCGGGCAACTCGACCAGAACCAGCAGCGCAATCAGAACGCCGCCATTGACCTGGAACACATTACGAATGAGGCGGCGGCCCTCCAGTCGGCACAAGGAGTTGTGGCAGGTCAGGGGGTCGAAGGCGAGGCTGGGGCCGGAGCACAACCGCAACCCGTCGAGGAACCGACTCACGAGGTTGCCCCGATGAAGGAATCCTATCTGGAGTAGGTATGGCTATGCTGAGTAATTCTGGAATCGACGTGGACATCTTTACCGGCCAACCGCTTGCCCGCGACGCGGACACCAGGCGGAAGGAGCAGGCCAGCAAGATCGTGGAAGAGGCGCACCGCAACAGTCAGTTGCTCCTGAACGATCTGGCTGGACCCGGCGGAGAAGTCCTGCGTCTGGTTCTGGAAAGTCTTTGTCGCAGGCTTGATGAGCTTGTGGCTCACGACCCCCAATGCCAGGCCCTCATGGGGGTACTGGCCAAGGTTGGGTTTGTGGCCAGGGTGGCCCCCAAGTATGCCAAGGCCAAGGCCAGTCAGATGTTGGGGGAAGACTTCAACTTTGATCTCGCCGCCCCTCCCGAGGATACCGGCGAAGAAACAGCTTAGGCGGCCCGCAAGGATACCCGCCGGGGAGAGTGTATGAAGAAAGGCCAAAAAGGGACTGGTGAGGAAGAGGCTAAGACGGTTGATTCTTTGAGCGCCGCTCTGGCGGCGACCCGCCCGGTGTTTGACGGTCATCCCGCCGAGGATGGGCCGGGCGCGGAGCCGGAGCCGGAAGACAAGAAGCAGCCTGAACCCGAGCCTGAAAAAACCAGTGCCAAAGACGCCAAGGATGACGGGGACAAGGGCGACGACAAGCCCAATGAACCTGATGCTTCCGACAAGGACACTCCCAAGTTTAAGCACAAGACCTGGGAGGAAACGGAAAAGGCCCGCCGGGAGGCGGAGCAGTTGGGGCATCGGAAAGCTGAGGAAGCAAAAACGGAGCGCGATCGCGCCGACGGTCTCCAGAGGAAGCTCGATGAGATCGAGGCCCAGCGTTCCAAGGATCAGGTTGAACTGAAGACCCCGGAATTTGAGGCGGAGCGCAAGGCCAAGGCCGAAGAGTTGGCCAAAAAGTTCACCGGCTTGGACCAGTACGCTGATGGCTACCAGGAGCAGGCCGCCGCCATCCTGGCGGAAATGGCGACCCTGGCCCAGCCTACCTTGTCGCAGACAGACATCAAGCAGGTTGTTGAGGCCGAAGTGCAGGCCCGACTGGCTGCCGCCGAAGCGGACAAGAGGGTCAAGACGGACGCCGAAACTGCCAAGGTCGAGGCTCACAAAACGGCGGTGCGGCTGGCTACTGAGGCCGGTCTGGATATGGGGGAGGACTCCATTGACGCCGACCTGTTCTGGACCTACAGCGACCAGGCCCCCCGCGACATTCCCCTGGATGAACAGGTTGAGTGGGTGGCCAACAAGGTGAAGACCCGGAAGGCTGGGCTGGTGAAGGCCGAATTGGGCCGGAAGGCCAAGGAAGCTCAAAAAGACAACGCCGTGCTGGAGCGGGGGTCTTCGACCACCAAGACTCCGGCCGCGGCCTCCGATGAGAAGTCCGATGCCCCCCTAACATTAAACCAGGCAATGCAAATGAACCTGAAATCTCGCAGAGTTTAGGAGGGTTTAACCCATGAGTGATGCTCACACTTGGACCTTTGACGCCCCCAACGGCGTCTATCGTAACCATGCCATCTCCAATGAACTGCTTTTGCAGTCCGTGGCGAAGATGAAGGTCGTTCCCTTCACACAGTCCTTCGATGGCCTGGGCAAGAAGAACGGCGAGTACGTCAACATCTTCCACCTGAAGGAATTGCCGGACCCGACCTCCGCTCAGTTGGAGGAAAGCACCCGCATCCCCATCGACAAGCTCCAGATGGGTTCTCGGGTGATCCGGGTGGTCGAGTGGGGCCGGGGTGTCGAGTACAGCGACCTGGCTTCCCAGCTTTCCAAGTTCGATCCGGCCTCCTATCTCCAGAAGGCCCTCATGCGGCAGATGGACCGGGCGATGGACACCGCGGCCGCGACCGCGTTCCAGGGCACCGATGTCAAAATCTGCTTCATTCCCACCGGGATTTCTTCGGGGACCTTCGACGTGGACGGCACCCCGTCCGCCACGGCCACCGCGCCTCTGGGTTTCGACCACATGGGCATCCTGGCCGACTACCTGGCCGGTAACATCCACTGTCCGCCCTACGAGGGTGAGGACTACATCATGCTCACCTGCCGGAAGAATCTGCGGAGCCTGAAGACCGACCCGCTGTGGCAGGCCGTTCACCTCTATCTCCAGAAGGGCGACCTGTTCTTCCGGGGCGAGATGGGCAAGGCCGAAAACATCCGGTGCGTCCAGGTGGACCGGGAGGCCGCCTTCTCCAACACCGCCGGGGCCAGCACCGTGCTGGGTGAGGGAGTGGTGTTTGGCGACGAGGGTGTGGTCCGGGTGGAAGTTGATGCCCCGTCCCTCTATGCCGACCCCAACTTCCAGAGCGACTTTGGCCGCACCAAGGCCGTCGCCTGGCGTGGCATCCTGGCCTATGCCCCCCTGTGGGAAACCGCCAATGACGGCGAGGCCAAGATCATCCGCGTGACCAGCGCCTAAACCTGAACGGGGCGGCAGGTCCGCCCCTCAATCTCTTTCTGTAAAGGAGACTGCATCATGGGTCAGTATGGTTCTTACGGCAAAGAACTTGTTCTCAATATGGCCAACGACGATACCGCCAAGGCGACCGCCATCGCTTTGGAGGCCGTCGCCGGGGTCAAGTCCACCTGGACCATTCTGGAGCCGATAACCGTTACCCGGTTCGGTATCCGGCCCACGGTGGCCTTCAACTACGACACCCTGGTCACGAAGGCCGTCCTGAAGCTCAAAAAGTACATCACCCCCGGCTCTGCCACGGGGGAGGTGGAACTGGCCTCCATCACCCTGGAAGACGCCTGGGCCGTCGGTCACGTCTATTATGTGGACGTGTCGAACCTGGGCGGCAAGGCCGACATCAAGTGCGGCGAGCAGTTGGTGGCCGAAGTGACCACGCAGGGCGCTGGCGGGACCGAGGTGGGCGATTACGAAATCTACATCGCCGGGAACCCGCGGGCCGAAGTGGCCGCCAACCAGTCCTATATGCACAACGTCACCCCGTAACCTGGCTGGGGGGCCATGCGCCCCCCTTCCTTAATATAGGAGATTTTCTATGGCTGCTCTGGCGAAAACCGACTGGACCGTCACCATTGGTCAGCGCGACCGGGATCAGTTGACCCGGTTTCGCAAGTGCTTTGCCACGCTGAAAATCGGTGATGCGGTCAAGACCTATCCGGCCAACGGCATCCCCTTGCCGGACAAGGAACAGTTCGGCCTGCACAAGTACGTCCGGTTCGTCAACACCATGCCGCCGATTGACGGCTATGTGTACAAGGTCGACAAGGCGAACTGGAAGCTGCTCATTTACTACGGCGACTACGATCCCGCCGCGGCTGCCGCGTTGGTCGAGATTCCCGACAGCACCGCCCCGGCAGAGTTCACCATCGAACTGGAAATCACCGGCGAATAAGAGGGTTCTATGGCTCAAAGACTGATTACCAAGCACTATGGCCCCATCGAGGTCGAAAAAAGCTGGAACGTCGGCGCTCAACACATCGGGAAACTGGTGGGTGGGGGCTACGTTTATCTGACCGGCCTGCCCGTCAAGACCAAACAGGAACTCAAGGCGATCATTCCTCCGGGTCCCGACCTGGACGAAGCCCTGGAGTGGTTCGACAGCCCTGACAAGTTCAGTGAGACCAGGATCAAGCGGCTGATGCTCAACCCGGACGGGTCGTACGAGTTCGACGACGGCTCCCCGGTGGAGAGCGTTTCCGATCTGGTCAAGCACTTACAGGAAGGTCCGGCCCTGGATGCCGCCCTGACCTGGTTCGTCAAGGCCCAGGAGGCCAAGAAGGGCGTTCAGGCCGAGGTCAAAACCAAGGTCGGGAAGGCCGCCACGGCCGCCAAGAAAGTGGCCGCCAGGCCGAGCAGAAAGGTGGTGGGTGCCAAGAAGGCCCCCGTTCCCCAGGCCGGGCCGATTGAGGTCCACGACTCTCAGCCGGTCATGGTCACGGGCCAGCCGCAGGAAGTCACGGTCTGATGTCTTCGGTGAGGTTCTGCGCCAACTGCAAGCTGACGTACGAGCCGGACCCGCGGATTTATAAGGACCCGCACGAGTACTGCCCGCGCTGTGGGGCCAACTTGGAGCAGTCTGCCGCCAGGTGGAAAGAAGGTGGTGAACTCGACCCGAGAGCCAGCAATCCGAGTAACCAATAAGGGCGGTCACTGAGACATTTGGGGGCCGCCCACCCCTACAAGGAATTGCCAATGAACCTGGGTGAACTGGTCCAAGAGATTGGCCTGATTGTTCAGGACCCGTCTCTGGAGCGTTTCTTTGAGCGGTGGGTCAATCAGGCCATTCTGGCCCTGGCCACCGATTTCGACCTTCCGGCCCTGAAGCTCATCAGGCCCGCCACTTTCAATGTTTCCACGGCAGATTGGGTCTTCGATGCTCCCGACAACTTCCTGAAGGGACTCTTTAAGTGCCGGGACAGCGCCGGAAACAAGGTCCACATCTGTAATTCCATCGACAAACTGGACGACCTGGACCCGGACCACACTGAGATTGGCGATCATATCACCGACATTGCCGTCATGGAACACGGTACTGGCAAGAAGTTTTGTGTGTACCCCAAGGCCAACGAGACCGCGCAGGTCTGGTTCTTTGAGCGCCCGGCGGTACTGGTCAAGGCCGGTGATATACCCACCTGTATCCCCGAGGGCTTTCATCACCGGGTCATCATCCCCAAGGTGGTCCTGAACAACTTCCGGCTCTTGCAGGACATGGCCACCGAGGCCCCCCATCAAAGCCTGGCCTATTGGGAAGAGGAATACCGCAAGGGCCTCTTTGGGACCCCGAGGGGGGACAACGGCCTCTTTTCGGTCATCGCCAAATCTCTCAATCCGCGCCGCCACGGCGGCCGCGACCCTCTGCCGTAGGTGACACATGGCCAAGCAAGTTGTTATCGCCGGATTCAACGGCATGACCAACTTAGACCAGGCTCCTTCGGTCTTTCTGGATGACGAGCGCCGGGCTTCCCCCCGGCACATCATCAATGCCGACGTGTACGACGGCGGCGTTCTGGTGCCCCGCGGGGGCTACCGCAAGCTCGTTTCCCTGATCAATACCCGGTCTCTCTGGGCCGGGTCCGTCATGTTGTGCGTGGCCGACGGCTCCGCCGGGGGCGCGTCGCTCTACCGGATCAATGCCGACACATCCCAGGAGCTTTGCTCTGTCGAGGACCCGGACGGCTTTCTGAACTACCTGGAGGTCAACGGCAAGGTTTACATCTCGGGCCGGGCCTGGACCGGGGTGTACGACATCCTGGCCAACTCCATGCACTCGTGGGGCGTTCCCCTGCCCGACGCTCCCCAGGTGAGCATTAGCTCTGGCAACCTGCCGGGCGGCAAGTACTCCCTGTGCTACACCAGGTTTGAAGGTGAGCGCCAGGGCGGCACCGGGCACATCGTCGATGTCTCCCTGGAGGGCGACGGCCACGGCATCGAGCTTCTGAACTTCGCCGATGACTATATCGCCTGGATTACTCACGCCAATGGCGGCGACTTCTTTCTGGCTCAACTGGACGGCGGCGTCATTCGGAACCAAACCCCCTTCATTCAGCCCCTCACCACGCTTGGCGTTTTCCCGGCCCCCCGCTTCACTCATTCCACAGCCTATGCCTTTGGTCGGGTGTGGGGGACTTTGGGGAAAAAACTCGTGTTCAGTGAGCCTTTTCAACCAGAGTTTTTCCGTGTGGGAGGCTACAAGCAGTTTATAGAAGATTTGGTCATGGTGGCCTCGGTGGCGTCCGGCCTCTTTGTCAACTCCCAGGACTCCACCTGGTTTCTAGGTGGGACCTCCGCCGACAAGATGAGTCTCACTCGGCTGGGGGAGGGGGCCATTCCTGGGACCTTGACGATGGGCCTGGTGGAAGGAGGGGGGTACGAGGTCTCCAAACAGTTGGCCCAAATGCCTATGCCCATCTGGTTTGACCGCAACGGCATGGTGATTGGGACCCACAACGGCCATCTGGTTCACTGGACCAAATCAAAGCTGAAGGTGACGCAGTACCCCCGCGGGGCCGCCTTCAACCGCATGGTGAACGGCGTTCCGCAAGTAGTTGTCACGCTCTACGGGAACTGCCGGAAACACATTGATCCCGAGATGCAAACCATCATCCAAGACGGACAACTCTTTTAGGTGAGACTATGGCCGGATTTTCTTCGTACGACGACCTCATTAACGAGATCACCGTAAATGGAAAAATTTATGAGTGGTTTTTTCACAAGATAGGCTCTGCCCCGGAAGCTGCCGGGGTGTGGCACACTCTCTGGAAGGCTGCTGGCATACCGGGGGCCGGGGCTGACGCCGCCGGAACGCCGGGCGATGCCCTGGACGACGTAGCCGGGTCGATGTTCTTCCCAGACCAAGCCTCTGACACCAAGCACCTCATTTCCGTTGGTGCATTGGCGAACCAATCCTTGACCCTGATGATTTATGATCGCCTGGTTTCTGTGGGCGGTGTGTCCATCAACTCCACCGGCGACAAGACGATCAATTCTCCCACCTTGCCCCGCTACACCGACGGGGTTGGGGTGTTGCCAATCATAGAAGTCACCACAGTTACGGCAGCGGCAGCGGTGGTAAGTGTCAATTCCTATACGAATACGGCTGACCAAACCGGGCGAGCGGGCGGCTCCGTAACCTTTCCGTCGGCAATCACCAATGTCGACACCATGTTTTTTCTGCCCCTTCAGGCGGGAGACAAAGGCGTCAAGGCCATCTCTACAATCAACGCGTCATCGACCGGAGGCGGCTCGGCGGCAGTAGCGGTCAGTCTTGTTAAGCCCCTGGTGTTTCTCCCGATCCTGGCAAGCTATTGGACGGAGAGGGACCTGGTGCTGCAAATGACATCGCTCCCCCGCATTTATGATGGCGCTTCTTTGGGGCTGGCCTATTTGGCCTCAACGACAAATGTGGCCAACGTCTTTGGGCACTTGCGGGTCGCTTACGGTTAAGAGGTGGGGATATGGCCGGTTTTTCCAGTTTTGCAGACCTGCTTGCCGAAATGGCCGCAGGAAAGGTATGGGAAGTTCCTTTCCAAAAAGCCGGTAACGTGAGCGTTACAAACCAGTGGTATTCCCACTGGAAGCAGGCAGGTTTCCCTCCTGCCGGGGACGACCCCGCCGCAACTCCGGGCACGCAATATAGCAACGATAACGGGTCGATTTTTTTTGACGACAAGGACCCCGACCGCAAATTTCTTGTAAAGGCGGGACTTGTCAGCCAGTCGGCCTCATACGCCTCTGTAGTAATGGTCTATGACCGCCTGGTCGGAGTGAGCGGAATTTCATTGACCACCACCGGCGACAAGACCGTCAACTCTGCCGCCCTCCCCCGCTATACCGATGGGGTTGGGGTCCTGGCGGCGCTTGAGATAACGACGGCAACAAATGCCACGGCAGCGGTGGTAACTCTAAACTCCTACACAAACACAGGAGACCAGACGGGGAGGGCGGGAAACCAGGTAACATTAGGCTCTACGTACTGCCCTGTGGGGTATTTCCATATTTTGCCATTGCAGGCAGGAGATCGGGGCGTCAAGGCCGTTGCTACGATCAACGTGGGGACCGCCACGACCGGCGGTATTGCCAATCTTATTCTGTTCAAGCCGTTGGCTGTTATTCCGCTGGTGCCTGGGATTTCCAACGACATTGAGTTTGTCATGCAGCAGGCGGCCCTGCCGCGCATTTATGACGATGCCTGTCTGGGCTTTTTGTCTTTTTACACTTCGTCCGCCGCCGTCGGTATTGGTGGATGTCTGACGGTCGCCCACGGATAAGAGATGCCGGGGTCTAAGTACACCACGAATAAAGACTTCTACTGGCTCCTGAAGTTTGCCCCGAAAATTCCAGGCGGGTGGACAGGGAAGAACCAGGTTGCGCCGTTCCCGCTTTCTCAGACGGTATGGGACCTTTCGGGGCAAGTGCAGGCCAGCAGCGCCGCGGCCGGGTCCCTCAGCACCGTCAAGAACTTGTCGGCAACGGTTGCGACGGAAAGCTCCGCCTCCGGTCAGATTACCAGAACGGTTGGTGTCTCTGGGCAGATTGATACAGGAGCCACGGTTGCGGGCCAGGTCACTATCGGCAATTTATTGTCGGCGGCCATTGCGGGACAAGCTCAGGTTGGCGGCGAGGCGGGCGTTGTTCGGGGAGTGGCCGGTGAGATTGGTGCTGCCAGCGTTGTCCAGGGGGAAATCGGGGCGACGCTCAAGCTGGCTGGCCTGGTGGCATCGGCGTCCGAACTCACTGGCGCGGCGACTAGGTTTAAACTGGTCTCCGCCTCTCTTGTTGCCGCGTCTGGGGTTGAGGGAAGTACTCGAGTTGGCCGGTCGCTTTCTGTCGCCCTTCCCAACATCCTTCAGGTTGCTGGGTCAACAAAGGTCCAGCGTTCCCTGGCTGGCGAGATAGGCGTCCAGGGGGCTGTTGGTGCCAAGCTGCTCAAGATCGTTCCTCTCGCCGGTGGCCTGTCGGCTACAACCGCAGCGACGGGGGCGGTTGGTATTTTCAAGACGCTGGCCGGGGGTGTCGCCGGGACCACAACCGTTTCCGGCGCAATTCACGTCGTCCGTCGGCTGGCGGTTTCGGTGTCCGCAGTTGCCGCGGCCCAGGCCGATTCCGGGGTGCATCGCCAGGTTGCTGCCGAATTGTCGATTCAGTCCACCGTGTTCGGGGCGGCCCGCCTGGTAGTGGCCCTCTCTGGGCAAGTGGTTGCCGAAGCTGTTTCGACAGGTTTTGTCAGGGTCTTGCTGGGGGCGTCCGGGGCCATTGAGGGGGTCGGCTCGCCGGTGGCCTTGATGCGCGGCGACAAGCCTCTGGTTGGAACAGTGCCGGTGAAGGCTGGCGTTGCTGCCCCTCTGCGCCGCAAGACTATGACAGATGGCGCAATTAATGAAGTTTCAAGCCTGCTTGGATCAATTATCCCAAAGAAGAGAGAGATACCAGCCGGGACCTTTCTCGCTCTGGGCCTGCTTCAGAACTACGGAGTCACGGTTGATTTTGACGAGCAAGAGGTTGCCGTGGTGCCAGCCGCAGAGATTTGCCTATCAGTATTAGAGGAAAGACGTGAAATTGACTGTGCCTTGTCCGGCGCTAAACTCACTTTAAGATAAGGGGGTTATCGGTATGAGCTTCAGCAATTTTCTGGAAAACGAGCTTCTGGATCACGTTTTTGGAGGCGGGACCCGCAACTATAGCCCGCCGACCAACGTGTTTACGGGCCTCAGCACCGCCGATCCTGGTGATGACGGCGCTGGTCTGGCGGAGCCGTCGGGTAACGGCTATGCCCGAAAGCAGACCGCCGCGTCCGACTGGAGCGTTGCTTCCGGCGGGGCCTTGTCCAATGCCAACCCTATCACCTTCGATGAGGCAACCGGCTCCTGGGGCACGGTGACGCATGTGTGTCTCTTTGACCAGTTGACCGGCGGCAACCTGCTGGCTTCTGGGGCGTTGTCGGCCTCCAAGGCAGTTGGCGCTGGCGACACCGTTCAGTTCGCTGCTGGCGACCTGGATGTGACCCTGGATTAAGCGGTGAGCCGCGACCTGGAAATCAAGCAGGGTGAGACCCGGACCTTGACGGTGATGGCAAGGTCTCCGGGCGGGAACCCACTTAACCTGACTTCCGCCAGGGCCTACTTCGCCCTGAAGGAAGATGAGGGTGATTCGGGCTATGCCTTGTTTTTGGGCGACGAGGCTTTTGATAAAACCGCCGCCGCCAACGGGATTCTCTATTGCACCTTGCGAAGCTCGGATACCTTCTTGGACCCTGGCAGGTACTTGGCGGAGTCCAAGGTGACTTTTCCTGACGGCAACATTATCAAGTCCCTGGATGACATCTATGTCGTCATCAAGGGTTCGGTCATTCATCGCACCATCTTCCAGGCCGCCGGGGTGACACCTGGCGCTGGGGCCGTTGTTGGCTCTCTGACAATTACTTGATAGGAGTCCGAAATGTCTCTCTATGTGCCCAATATCGGCGAAAAGGAATTGCTCAAGGCAATCCTTCAGTCCGGCGCTCTCTGTCTGGGCCTCTATAAGACCCAGATCATCCCCGACGGCAATACGGTCATCGACACCATCGACGAACTGCCCACCGGGGGAGGCCGGACCTACGCCCAGAAAGCTCTCACCAATAATGTGGTGGAGGCCGCGGCCGCGGCTGACAAGTGGTTTGTCAACATCAATTCCTCCGGCAAGGCCGAAGCTCAGTACGGCCTCACGGCTGGCCCCCAGGAGTTTAGCTTTGCTGCTGCGGACGTGGCGGACGGGAACACCATCTACGGGGCCTTCGCCTACGTGTGGGCCATCCCCTTCACCGCCGGTCAGTCCGAGGGTCCCATCAAGGTGGGGGATACCGTGACCGGGGCCAACAGTTCGGCCACCGGGGTCGTTACCGAGGTGGTGGTCACGTCGGGGACCTGGGCCGGTGACGATGCCGCCGGGTATTTGCTGGTCAAGACCAAGACCGGCACGTTCCAAAATAACGAGCCGTTGCAGGTGGGTGGAATCACGATGGCGACCACAGCGACCGGGGCGACCGGCGACGCCCACAAGCGCCTGGTCTTCGTGGAAGCTTTCTCGACCGGCTACGCCATTGACACGGCGGGGCAGAAACTCACCTATCTGCCCAAGATCACCCTGTCGTCCTCCTAATGGACGTTTACGAAGTTGAGCCGCACAGCTATCGCCGCAACCACTTGAACCTTGGGGAAGTGGCGCAGACCTCTTACGAGGTGGCCAAAATCAAGGACTTCGGAGTCAAAAACAACAACCCTCTAAAGCTTGACGGGACTTGCACCATCGAGTTGGAGGGGGGCGGAACCGTGGGCGGGGTCGATATCTTCTACCATTGCAAGAAGGGGCTGTACATCGACCAGGACCCCGACCAGGAGGACAACGGCTCCCTTAAGCATGGAGCAATGGCCTTCAAGCCCGACAAGGAAGTCAAGGTCCTGCTGGTCAATAACCGTCCTGAGTGCGTTATTGCCCACGCCGACCGCAAGACCAGGCCGTGCGTCAACTTCTTCAAGATCAAGTTCCGGGGGTGGGAGGGTCAGTGGCACGAGGTCATCTACGACTACGAGAACGTGGCCGAGGTCTCGTCTCCCTCTCAAGACCTAAAGCTGACTCACAAGGGCGAGCGTATTATGGGGTCCAGGGAGATTCAGTTCGCCACGACCATGTACTACAACGGCGACTTCATGTTTCACCTGGGACCCCTACTCTTTGTGCTGTGTGTTCGTTCCGTGGGGATGCCAGCCCCTATCACCATCGGGACTATCCTCTACGCCGCGCCTTACAGTAAGGAGTTGGAGGATTCCACCAGGGCCATCGGGAAAGAGCGTGACAAGAAGTTGTCAGCCCTTTCGCTTTTCTCTCCGGTGCCGACCGAGATTGGCTATCCGGGGTTTACGGTTCAAGACAACTTTACGGCCCTGTTTCACAAGCGATACCAGGGGTACAGAGTGCCATCGCCCCGGTGGATATTTACCGAAATTTACATCCAAGACTTCTTTGGGGACTAATAATGCTTGAACCTGAAATCAAAAGGCCCGACACCCTGCCGTACTTCAGGATGCTGCGCGCCCTCAAGAAGCTCGACGAGCCTCTGTATGAACTGGTGGTGGCCAAGACCAATCCGGCCATGCATCAGGTCTTAATGGAGAAGATGCAGATTGAGCGCCCCGAGCTTTACGCCAAGATCGTCAAGATCATCGAGGCCGCCGAGCGGGGCGAGGAAACCTTCGTCAACTCGCCGCCGGTCAACGTCAAGCGGGCCGCCTATGAAACGGCGGACCTACTCATTAAAGAGTACGACTGCGCCGAAGGCTTTCGGGAAGCCAAGCCCGAGATCGTGACAGTAACGGTCAAGCTAAAGGTGTCGGAGTTGGTGGTGGGCTTGCCCAATTCGGTTATCGCCCTATCCGACAACCTGGCCAGGGAATACCAGACGATGCGGAAGTGGACCTTCGGCTTCGACAATCGGCAATTCGTTGCTGATGTCTCTTGGGACGCTCTGGACGCCATGCTGCGGGACCCCAATGTCGAGGATGTGGTCATTGAGCCGATGGCCAACATCTGCGCCATTCCCGATTACAACCCGTCCGCCCCCAACGTGGATTGGGGGGTATCGCGAGTGGCCCCGCAAAACGCCTGGGCCAAGGGTCTATATGGCGAGCGGGTGAAGATTTGCGTCATTGACACCGGGATCAAGTCGGACCATCCGGCCTTTTGGGTTGATGATGAGACCTGCTTCAAGGGCGGCTGGAACTTTGTCTCCGGCTACGAAGACCCCAAAGACGACCACGATCATGGCACGTACTGCTGCTCCATCGTGGCTCACCGGCACACCGATGTTGGCGGCTCCTACCGGGGGGTGGCCCCCAACTGCGACCTCTATGCCTGCAAGGTCTTGGACGCCAAGGGGTCCGGCAGTTTCGCCAATATCGCTGCCGCGGTGGATTGGGCCAGAACCAACGGTATGGACGTTATCAGTATGAGCCTGGGGGGAACGTCGGGGTCTGATGTTCTCAAGCAGGCTTGTGACAATGCCTGGTATGCCGGGGTCTTGGTGGTGGCGGCGGCAGGAAACTCCGGGCCGGGCGACAACACGGTCAACTACCCGGCCAAATATACCAGTGTAATTGCTGTGGCTGCCGTGGATGTCAATGAGAACGTGGCCAACTTTTCCAGCCGCGGGCCGGAAGTTGAGTTGTCAGCCCCCGGAGTTGCTATTTCCGGGGCCTTTGCCGGAAACACCTATCACGACCTGGTGGTTCCCGGCTCCGACTTCCTCTATATGACCGCCAACGGAACGTCTGCCGCCTGCCCTCATGTGGCGGCGGCGGCTGGCCTTATTAAACAATGGTATCGCCTGGCCGATCCCCGGATGCTCCGCGAGTACCTGCGGGACTATGCCAGAGACCTGTAGGAGACAGCTATGCCGAAATGGTGCGATGAAGGTGAAAACTACTTGATGGATGTGGCTTTCAAGAAGAACACGTCCCCCCCGACCAACCTTTATCTGGGTCTTTACACCGCCCCCACTTCGGAACCGGCGGAGACTGCAACCCTGGCCGACCTGACCGAGCCGTCCGGCGGTAACTATGCCCGCCAGGCTATTGCCATCGGCGGCGATGCCACTCTGTCTGGTGCCGAGATCACGTTTGCACAGAAGACTTTCGCCGCTTCCGGGGCGGCTTGGGGGAATGTCTATGGATATTTCCTCTGCACAGTGGTGAGCGGTACTGCTGGCAAGCTGTTGGCGGTAGAGCAGTTCAGCGACGGGCCGTACAACGTCATCGACGGGGGATCGGTCAAAGTGACTGCCAAGCTCACCTGCGCCTAACCCTTGGGGGCGGCCCTAAAGGCCGCCCTTGCTGTATGGAGGGGCTATGTCTGTCGCCAAGCTCTCAAGCGACGGGGAAAACCGTCTGCTCGATATCCTTTTTGGTGCCCTGCCGGTCGATGGGGTTTTGTATGTGGGCCTTTATCGCAACCAGACCGAACTCGCCAAGGGGGCTACCCTGGTGGATATCTCCGAGGTTTCGGGCTACGGCTACTCCCGCAAGTCTATTACTCGGGGACACTGGACGGTGAGCGGCAACGAGGCTACTTATCCAGAGCTTACTTTCATGGCGCTGGGCGGCGAATGGGGAGATATCTACGGGTACTTTGTCTGCACTTCCCTGACCGGGATCAGCGGCAAACTTTTGTTTTCGGAACACCTGGACGCCCCCCTGAATGTCGCCAGCGGGAAGGGGGTCAAGATTACTCTCAGACTCGCCTGGCTTTAGGAGTACCGATATGGCTCGTCTGTTTGTGGCAAATTTCGAGAACGGCGTTTGGGACGGATTTGACGACTTTGTCACCAATCCGGCATATCCACTGTCTGTTACTAATGCCTGTCAAGGAAGGGCTTTGGTGGTAACGGGCAGCTACTCTTATGTCAGAAAGAATTTCAGCAACAAGTCTGAAATCTACATCGCCATGCTGGTGCAGACCCGTAAGGTGGACGCCAGCCTGTCGCTGTTGGAGTTTCGCAATGGCGACACCATTCTGGCGCGGCTTCAGAGAATTAGAGAACATGGCTCTCTAACTGCCTGGAGAGGCCATTACGCCACCGAGCTTGCCAGCGGTGTCCGGGGATTACTGTATGACCGGCCCGCCCTGGTGGAAGTTTATTATAAGCCGGACGAGGTTTCCGGGGTCTTACAGGTCAAGATCAATGGCATCACGGAGATTGACTACTCCGGCAACACGTCCGCCTCTGGAAGCGTTGTGAACGGAGTTGTTTTCGGCAACACTTTCGGTTCTTCGAATCCAAGCTTCTATTTTGACAACATTATTCTTGATGATGCCGCCTGGCCGGGCGACTCCCTTATTGCCTCCCTCCTTCCTTCTGGGGCCGGAAACTCGACACAGTGGACCCCCTCTGCGGGCAACAACTATACCAATGTGGATGAGGCCCCGGCGAGCGATGCCGATGGGGTGCTAACCAATACCGCCGACCAGCTTGACCTTTACGGCTTGGGCGACCTGCCTACAGAAGCCAATGCCGTTAAGTGTGTGCAGTTGGACGCCAGGAGCTTTCGTAACGGCGCTTCCACCCCCACAACCATCAAGGCCGGATTGCGAACCGGGGGAACCAATTATCTTGGCGACTCCTTCTCTCCAGACAAGATGTTTCCAGTTCATGTCACCAAGCTGTACGAGACCAACCCCAACACCGCCTCCAACTGGTCCGTATCAGAAGTCAACGGGCTTGAGGCGGGGGTGCAGTCGGGAGCATAACAATGGCACTGATTTTTATGGACGGCTTTGAGGGTGGCGACCTAAGCCTGTGGGACCTCAGCTATGGGGTGGCGATTATTGCGGCTCCCAGCGGCATGGACGGCTCTTATGTTTGTGACCTGAAAACCACGTCGGGGGGCCATGTTTCCAAGCGGTTTACGGCAAAATCGGAAATTTACATGGCCTTCAAGTACAAATTTGCCGCGGTCACAGAGCCATCCTACCAGCAACCCATTGTCACCTTCGTTAAGGGTGGAAACAAGCTGGCGTCGCTCATGCGCTCGTCTGGCACTCCACACACCCTCAATGCTGCCTTGGGCCTGGGAGGTACGTCGTTGGCCACTTCCACTACGGCCCCGGCTCTCAACAGCATTTACGACATCGAGATTCACTATAAGCCCCACGACACCGAAGGTATTTTTCAGGTCAAAATCAATGGGACCCTGGAGATCGACTTCACCGGCGACACTACCGCCGCCGATTCCACGGTGGACGGCGTGTACTTTGGGCAGTTTCCTGGGATCGGCTTTTTGGGGCAGATCGGCAACTTGGACAACGTGTTTATAGATGACGCCAACTGGATCGGGAGGTACTTGATTCAGAGGTTGGTCCTGGTGGATGAGGGAACGTATAGCGGCTATTCCGGGGCCTACACCGCTGCTGACGAGGTTCCCGCCTCCGACACCGATGCCCTGGAGACCAATGAGGCCGACATCCTTTCCACCTTTCCAACCGGCGACCTGACCGGCTCCATCGAGACGGTCAAGGCCGTCCAGGTTCAGGCGCGTACGGAATCAGAGGGGCCGGTGACTCCGAAAAACATCAAATTGGTCCTGAAGTCTGGCAACACGGTTTCCTTGAGTGGCGGCAAGCCGGTTCCCTATGGCGGCGATCCGCATAGCGTGGCCCACATTTGGGAAACCGACCCCAACGATAGCGGTGCCTGGAATCCTGATAAGGCCAACAACCTTGAGATCGGGGCGCAGTCTGCCTCATAGGGCGACATCATGGCGAATGATTTTACCCAGGACGGTTCCTGTCAGGCTCTATGGAGGTTTGAGAGCGGCTACCTCAGTGTAGATTCCAAGAACTCCAACAATCTTACCCTGAGCAACGTCCAGTCCAACGTCTCCACCTACAAGGAGGGCGGGGGCTGTGCCGACTTCGAGAAGGACAACTCCGCCTACTGCTCCATCGCCGACGGTTCCCTGTCGGCCAACTTCCCACTGAAAAACGGCGACAGCACCAAGACGGGGGCCATCGCCTTCTGGATTCGCCCCGAGTCGGCCCTGGCCGAAGGCTTAATCTGCGGTAAGTACGACACCGACAACAACAAGCGGTCTCTGGGCGTCTCGCTCACCACATCCTCAAGGCTTCGCATTTATTGGGGATACAACGGTGGGGCGAGCCAGGAATATTTTGATATTCCTGTCACCATCTCCGCCACCAAGTTCTACCACGTCGTTGTCAGTTTTGATGGGGTCAACAAGAAGCTGGCCGCCTTCGTCTGGGACGACACCAATTCCATTTTTTATGCCTACAAATTTTCCCCGGCCAACGAACTCAATGTTGCTGATTGCGACTGGACCATCGCCAGGAAGCCGGGGGCCACGCCCTGGTACTATGACGGCCTCATTGATGAGTTGGTCGTTTTTAACTCCCCCCAAAACCCCTTTGAGGCCAACTTGCTCCGGGCTGGTAACTACACCGGGGCGAACAACCTGGTCGTCACTAATGTTCAGGCATTGGCGGAGTACACCAAGGCCCCCAAACAGAGGGTCACGCAGATTATTGCCCAGGTCGCGTATCAGCTTACCGACCCCAACACCCACAATTATTATGGCCACATCGACACTGCGGTCGCCGTCTCTTCGACGCGGAATACCGAGATTGCCAGGAATGGCAATGTCACCGTCGAGATAACCACAAGCTGCAACTCCCTCTACCAGCCCCCCGGACAATTTGTTTATGACGGGGACATTGACATTGGGGTTACGGTCGAGGGCGCGTCCATTCACAACCGAGTTTACACTGGCAACGTCCCGGTGACAGTTACTCCGGGCGGAAGCTCCTGGTTTGCGACGCGGGCCTATATTGGCAACATCGAGATCGCCATTGAGCCGTCCTGCGGAGTCAGAATCCCCGTTACCGGCTTCGACCGAGATACCGGCTACGGCATCATCGACATCAGCTTTCTCTCCAATGACCCGCCCTTCTGGGTGTCTGAGGGTAATCTGGAGATTGCCCTTGACAACACCGCTTCCAAGTTTGTCCTCTACGCCGAAAGAAGTATGGCCGCGAGCGGCGGGGTTAAGGTTGGCGGGGCCGGGCTGGTCGCCATGCGCGAGCCAGACTTGGACGAAATTGTTGCCGAGGGCGGCCTAGAGGTCTCCGGCGGCTCCCCGGACTACGGGGATTCGGTTTACGAGTTCATCACCCCCGAGGAAGACGAAGACCTTCAGCGCGACGTGGTGGGGTCCGGCGGCCTGGTCTTCTCCGGCCCCGTCCTGCCGGTGGTGACCTTTGTTGAGACCGATCCCGCTGCCATTCCGACCCGCAACGTCGTGGCCAGTGGCGGGGTGGAGCTTGGCGGCGGGCAGAGCTACGCCTTTGCCCAGGCGCTCCAGAGAGACATTGTGGCCAGCGGCGGGGTGGTGGTCTCCGGGCCGTTCTCGCCGACGATAGAGCTTGTCGATGCCGACGACCTGGTGCTGGCGGCCTGCACCTCTCCGGTGGAGTTGGCAATCTCCGGCGCTCCGATTGTCACCTTCTTTACTCCCGAGACGACTCACACCTCCTGGCAAGAAGTTGCCCTTGTCCCCATTGATTACGACGGCCTCATCAAGATCGGCGGCGAGGCCCTGGTGGCAATGGTGGCCCCGGTCACGGTGGCGATTGTGGCCGACGGCGGCTTGGTGGTGGGCGGCGGACTGTCGGAGACGGCGGCGGGCGAGACCTGGGCCGCAACCGGGACCAAGCGGGAACCATCGCTCTATCTGAACTTCGTCTTCAATTCCTACGCCGTCCACAATGGAGTGGCCTATGGAGCCAAGGATGATGGCATTTACATCTTGGAGGGCACCACTGACAATGGCGCGCCGATTCATCCGGGGGTCCGGCTGGGGCCGACCAACTTCGGGAGCAACGGCTACAAGTTCATCCGGTCCATGATCTTGGAAGAGAGCGGCGACGACACCAAAGTTCGCTACCGGGCTATGGATACTGACAAGGAGTTTTACGTCGAGAAGGACCGTGACAAATTTGCCGGGGCCAGGGAGGTCTTGGGGCGGGAACTGATGGTCGAGATCATGGACTTTGACAGGCTCGGGGCCTGCAACATTTCGGTAGTGCCTCTGGCCAGGAGATAGGTATGCGTGACGAGGCCGCCAAGTGGAACCTGATGGTCAATCAGACGATGGGCAAATACGCCGACACCGTCCGCAACACGTTGAAGGAAAATGCCGGGCGGGGGGCCGACATGCCGGACGGCGAGACGCTGGGGCTTATCGTTGACCTGGCGCACGAGACCAAGAAAAACCTCACTGAAGGCAATGCCAAGATTTATAAGGAGGCCCGCGAGCGCATCCTGTCCCTCTTGGAATTGCTCAACAAGTTGCGCCTGGCCGCGGCCAAGCTGCGTCTGAAGGAATATCAAGAACACTGGCTGAACGACATGGCCATCGACCAGGCGGAGTTTGAGGCCCAAGTTGAGAAGAACCGGAACGACGTGAAGCGCCTGGAGGCAGAGATTGATGCTCGCACCGAGGCCCTTATCCGCCTCAAGGCCGACATCGACCACGAGCTTAACCTGCTGAAGATTCAACTGACCGAGGTGGAAAAAATCTCTCTGGGTAAGGAGATTGAACTGGTCAACGCCAAGGTGGCCACGGCCCAGGAACGCCTGAAGATGATCGACTACCTGCGGGCGGTGGTGGATTCCGACCGGCTGGTTATTGAGGCGGAGCAACTGAAGGCCGAAGCCCTGACCAGGGTGGTGGATGCCAAGGAGCGGGTGGTCGAGGTCAAGCGGGGCATGATCCCTGACTATGTTCGCAAGGCCGACGCCCGCAACCAGTTGGCTGAAGCCACGATCCGAGAGGCTGCTGACCGGGAAGCCCTGGAGATGTTGGGTTACGAGAAGACCGAGGTGGAACGGGCCAAGTACGACGGTCGCCACGACATCGCCGCCTTCCGTTTGAGCAATGAGTTGCCCACCCGGCGCTCAATCACTACCCTGGAGCAACTGGTTGAGGAAACCCGTCTGAGGAATCGCATCGGCCTTCAGGATGCTATGAACGAGACCAAGCGCAAGATTCTGGAAGCCAAGCGCCAACTGGAAGAGGACATGGCCCGGTTCAAAATCGACATTCAGGCAGCCCGCCGGGAAATCGACGTAGAGGCCATCAAGAAGCAGATGTCCCTGGAGGCTGGGTCTATTGCTTCGGGGGCACATGGGGCTGCCGGAGCCGCACAAGCTGGCGGCCAGGCGGCGGCCAACATCATGGAGGGGGCTGCGACGCAAACCAAGACCCTGACCTATAACCAGGATCACACCACGACCTCCACGATCACCTCAACCGCCAATATTCAGCGCAATATCTCCAAGTAGGGGGACACATGGACCTTGACAAGACCTTGGACCTGGTGGCCCTGCAAGGGCGGGCGCGAGAGCGCAACGAGGCCGTCTGGCAACTGGTTGACTGGAGTGGCCTGGCGTCCAGCCTTATGGGGTATGAGGGGGTCCTAAATCACACGCACCTGGCGACCATCGAGTCCTACCTGGCTATTGTGGACGCCGAAATGGGGACCAAGGAGTATATCTTGGCCGAAGAGGCGGGGGCGCAGTTTCGAGAACTGGAAAGTGAGCGCCAGATTTTTGACGCCAAGATGGACACGGAACGGCTGAAGCTCGCTATTAAGACCGAGACCGAGAACTATGCCCACCAGGTCCGGCTTTACGAGGCCGCCGTCAAGGACCTGATTATGGCGGCCAAGGAGTATGCGGGCGAAATCGAGCGGGAGCAGGTTGCCGTAGAGCAAGCCCGCCTGGAACTGGCCATCGCCAAGGAAGAGAACCAGGTCCGGCAACTGGACGCCGAGATTATTCTGGAGCAGTACAAAGCCGCCGAGACCCAGGTGGATATCGAGAAGGCCAAGTTGGAGGTCTCCAGGGCCGCGGTCCGACTGGTGCAGGCCCAGGTGGATATGCGGGAGGCCGAACTGAAGATTGTGGAGGCCGAACTGGAAGAGGCGATGTCGGTGGCCGAGGCTGCCACGCTCCGGGCCGACGTGGCCAGCATCCTGGCGGAGATCGTCACCAAGGGCCTTACGGCCATCAAGCTGGGAGTCGAGACCGCCGAAATCGAGATGCTGCAAGAAGTTGTCCCGAGAGAAGCCACTGACGAACTGGCCATCAAGCAGGCCGAAACCGGCATCTTGGAATTGAGCTTGGCCCACCTGCCCCGGATTCTGGAGCTACTGGCCCAGCTTTACGGCGAAGAGCTTGAGTATGAGCGTGACATTCGCTTGCTGGAGGGCCTGGAGCTTCCCCGGTGGATTTTCGACTTCGAGAAAAACATCACCGAGGCCGACCTACTTGATGAACACGCCAAGCGCATGTTGGCGGCGCAGTATCGGGCCATGCCTGCCGGGGCCAGGGCGCAGGGAGAAATCGCCATTGCCCGCGCTCATGCCCTGGTCAAGCAGATGATGGCTGCGGCTTCCGCCTCTGTGAAGCGCCAAGAGTCTCAGCAGACCATTAACGCCACGTACACCACCAGCAACCTGACTACGACGGAGCGGAACGAAACCTCCGACGAACAGATCAGTTCCGGGTAAGCCATGAGTGACATCTACGATCTTGATTCCGACTTTCCCGAGATGCCCTATTATGGCGAGGGTCAGGGAGATCGGGGCGACGTTGACGATGGCTCCGACCCTCTGGGATTAAGCGATGCCGAATCCATCTTGGAAGAGTGGGAGCGCGAAGAGGCGGAGCAATGGTGGGCCGAAAATGTAGGCCAAAGCGTTGCTCCCCCCGACGCTACTCGGCGGGTAATGGACGGCAGAGAGGTAGCCCCTCTGGGGGACCGCGGCAGCACCGTTCTGCAACGTATTGAGGATAGCCTGGATATGACCTGGTGGCTTTTCGACTCCGAGCCGGGCATGGATGACATTTACGACCGGGCCGGAGATTCCCTGGAGACCCTGACTGACCAGATGGGCTACCAGATTTTCCAGACCAACGACGGCAACCCCCGACTTTTTCAATGTCGCTTTGAGTTCTTGCGAGAAGGCGGGACTTTCAAGTACGACGGCAAGGATTCCTCCTTTTCCGGAGATGTCAAGGTTTACCTGGACTTCCTGACCGGCTTTCCCATCGACTGCATCGAGATCATGTTTATGGTGGCGCAGTACTCTTCTCTCTACACCCACGAGCAGATTACCAAGATGGACTACGGCAATGGTGCAACCCCGCCGGTTCCCGCCAGCTTCTTTGAGGGGTATGATCCAGACCGGATCATGGTGAATATCACCGCCATTGACCGGGAGATGTCCGGGGGCCAGTACTATGGGGTCCACTTGGTCAAGGGCTTGTCGGGAGCGCCGGAGCCGGAAAATATCAAGTGGTTTGCCCGGACCAACCTGGCGGCAGATGAGAAGTGGCCCATCCCTGGCGAGTTTGTGGCCCTTGGGGTTCGCATCATGCCGACCGACATTGGCGGCAATCAACAGACCTCTCCGTTCCTCTATGCGGGCAACTGGATCGACTCAGTTTACTATACCAGTGGAGAAATTGAAGAAGTTGACGATTCCGGGGAAACCCCCATATATACAGTTAAGTGGAGAAATCAACGGATTAAGATTCCTTCTACCGACTACGCCAAGTATTCCGTGGGGGATCGGGTCACGATTTTGAAGGACGTGGAGACCAGAAAACTTTCGCAGACCTGGGAAGATGCTGACAGCCTTGATCCACAGCCGGGGGTTTGGAGCATCGCCCCCATCATGTTTTACGGCATTGAGTACGGCGAATAGGAGCTTCGCATGGCCAAGAACAAGCTGGACCTCAAGGACCTCTCGAAAGATCAGAAGTTTCGCCTGGCTATGGAGGAAAAAAAGACGGGCGAGCGATTGAGGTTGGAAGCCATAAAGGAACAGGCTCGCCTGACCAGAGACGCCGCCAAGGACGAGATGACCACCCGCCGGACAATGGACATCGCTACCATGCGGCAAGAAAGCGCCGACCGGCGAACTCAGGAGCAGTACACTGAACCGAGACTCCAGGCGTTCCGGGCGCAAGATGAGAAGCGGAAAGACGCCGACTTCAAGGAAGAAGTTGCCAGGGTGTACGGCAGCGGCAAGGAGGGTCAGGAGGCTTATGAAAGGCTGCGCGACATGGCGCAGGCGGCTCCGGCGTCGGCTTCCCGAGAACTGGAGAAGGAGGCCGAACTCAATAAGATGCGGCAGAATTGGGCCAAAACTTCCGACCTCTATCAGCGCCAACTGGAATCTCGTCTGGGCCGCCCCTTGACCAGTGCAGAGGTGGGGCAGTTGGCCACTCCCTCCAATGAAACCATCTTGGCTGCCAACCGGGCCATCAGGACCCAGGAGTTTCAGAACTACAACATTGTTGATAGCGGCGAGCGCCTTCAGAGGGCTGACCGTGCCCGGCAGAATTACGAGGGTAACTTGTCAGCCCGGATGCACCTATTGGAGAAGAACGCTACCGGCGGGGGGATCGTCAAGATCGGTGGCGACAAGGATGCCGCCAAAATGACCCAGGCGGGCTACCGGCAGGTTCAGTCCGGTCCCGAGAGGGGTTCTTTTGTGAAGTATGTGGACGCCGGAGACGGCTATGTGGTGCGCCACATGTACCGGCCCTCCGAGACCAAGCCCGGAACTTACCTCCTGGCCACAAAGACCGATTGGGGGACCGACGCCCAACTGAAGCAGAAGCAGTTTGATACCGCCATGTGGGCCGATCAGCAAAAGACCAAGGGCGTGGCCAATGACAAGATCGCCGCCGGGATGGCGGAGCGCAACCACCAAGCATTTGTGGATATTGCCAAGAAGCTCATGCCCCGGCTGGACCCTGGAGTCTTTGACGCCGTAAAGGACGTTTCCGTCAAGGACCCCGGCAAGGCCCTGACCGCCCTCCAGGGCAAGGTTGACAAGATGGACGTGCCCTATGATCCCAAGCATGTCGCCCTGGCCCTTCAGGATATGCAGCAGCGGGGTATGCAAATCACCCCTCAAGTTGTTGACGAAATGTATAGCGGGACCCCGGAGGCCAAGGAAAAGGTGGCGACTTTTGCCCGCCAGTACTACGCCGGGACGGCACCGCCGATGGCCCCGGAAAGTTCTCCCCACTATCGACCAGAACTTGCTGAAAGGATGGCCGGGAGAAAACAGGACCAGAGCGTGTACGCCAAGGGGGATGAACTGGCCCAGGCCGGTGAGATTCAGAAGAGTCTCAATGAGGCGTTTGCCGGGGCCAAACCCCCTGACCTGGCCCCCAATCTGGCTGCCGCCAAGCCGGACACGGTGCAGTCGGTGAGCGGAACCTTGGGAAGTCCGGGGCCGACGGCGCGGGGAATCTTGGGGCAGCCGGGTCCCACGGCCACCGGCGTCTTGGGTGAGTCGGGACCGACCGCCACCGGAACGCTGGGCAGTCCTGGCCCCACGGCAAGCGGCGTCCTGGGGGAACCAGGGCCAACGGCAACCGGGGTTTTGGGCGACCTGGCCCCCAACAAGATGAGTTCTCCGGGTTCTGCGGTCAGCGGCACTCTGGGGCCGAAACTGGAAGCCCCCGAAGCCAAGGAGCCGCAGGCCGGTAGCTTCAACAACCTTAGAGACCTGGCCGCGGATTTGGGCAAGAACTTGACCAGCTATGCCGCCGGAGCCAAGTTTGTCGAGTCGCATCGCAACGAACCGATCTAAGGGGAAAAAATGGCTTACCCTTTTGACGACGAGCCAAAAAAAGACAACCTGGCCCTGGCCGACATCTCGATGTTCAAGTCGGAGCCGCTGTCCCAGCCCGAAGCCGAACCCCCCAAGCCTGCCCTGGCCGACCTCAACATGGTGTCCAAAGAGGCCCCGCCGGTGGAGAAGAAGCCCACCGCCTTTGACTTGGGGGTGACGTTCAACCCGGCCGCGGCCACGGCTCCGGTGCCCAAAGAATTTGAGACCCGCATGGACCTGGCCCGGATCAAGGAGTTCCGGCAGGATCAACAGTCTCAAGAGGCTCCTGACCGGGGACCTCTGGGCGAACTGGCCGCCAGCCTGGGCCGGGGCGCTGCCAACATCTTGGTGGAATCTCCCCTGGTGTTGGGCCAGTGGGGAGCCAAGGCATTGGGGGCCGAAGAGACCGCCAAGTCCCTGGACCCCTACATTGAATCGGTGAAGGCCATCCAGGAAACCCAAGCCCTGCGTCCCGGCAAGAAGGCTGAGGCCGGGCCGGAAGTTGAGCTTGACAAGACTTTCAGTGACCCGCGGGCCGTTCTGGGGCAAATCAAGGAGAACGTCTCCAATCCCTATTTCTGGCTCTCCAAGGTACCGGAGGCGGGAATGTCCTGGCTGCCCATCATTGGCGCTACCAAGTGGGTGCGCTGGGTGGGGCAGGCGGAAAAACTGGTTGCCGGAATGGAGGCCGCCCAGGCGGTTGGCGCTACTGCGAAGGCGGCGGAGTTCGCCAGCAAGTTGGCCAGGGTCAGCAAGTTGGCGGAGACGGCGGGCTACGCCACCGGCATGGCAATGGAAGCCGCCGACCAGGCCGGACGCCTGCGGGATTGGGAACAGAAGACTGGCAAGCGGGTGGATTGGGCCACACAGGTTGGCACCGTCCTGGGGGCCGGGGCGCTGGCCGGGGCCTTGGAAAAGGTTGGTCTCGACAAAGTGACCAAGCTGTTCGAGGGCAAGCGCGGTGCGGCGACCGTGATGAAGATACTGGACACGGTGGCCTGGGAAGGTGCAACCGAAGGCGCACAAGAGGTCATCCAAAACGCCGCCGAGAAGTACGGCTACAACTTGGACAAGAAGTTGACCGAAGGCGTCGTCGAGGCCGTCCTGATTGGAGCCGCCCTTGGCGGGGCAGGCGGAACTATGGCCAAGGCGAAATCGACGTGGAATCAGTTGTTGAGTGGGGCAAAATCTGAACAGGGCGACGTTACGGCGGCCCCCGTCACCACGACTCACACCGATAACTTGCAACCCACCGCGGAGGCCGGGGCCGACATCACCGCTCCGGCGACTCAGGCAACTCCCGTCGAGAAGACCTCCGGCGAGAACGCTCCCCTCTCTTCCACCAGTGAGGGCCTGGACAACTTCATTAATGCCCCGGTGCCCGAGCAGCCCGGCGGCCCGCCTCCCCCGGTGGAGACCGGGACCGCTCCGTCTCCCCCTCCTGCTCCAGCACAAGATTTGGACCCCGATAAGTTTGCCCGCGAGTGGCTGACCAAACAGCCCGGCGGCCCGGCGTCGATGACTTCCTTGATTCTCGAGTACGCGGAAGCCAAGGGTCTCGCCAATCTGGATGCGTCTCACGAGATTCTGCCGATTCTTGAGGCGATGGAAAAGACCGGCGAGTTGAACCTGAAAGACGTTGCCAGGGAAGATGGAGAGTGGGGCGACACCATGCTCACCTTCACGCCTCTGGGTTCGGTCGCGACTACCGAAAAGGGCGAGGCCGCAGAGGCCCCCAAGCGGGAGCCGGTGTCGGTGGGCAAGACCGCAGAGGTGGTCACGTCTCAGGGGACCAAGGCCGACACGCAATATCAGGTCTATGACATCAAAGACCTTATCGCCTCTCACGACAGCGGGTTGTTGGTAAATCCCGACTACCTCAAGGAGTTGCAACCCCGAGACCGGAAGCGGGCTGAAACCGAACTTCTGGTGGGTCGCATTGCCAGCGCCCCCGATCCCGAGCAGTTGGCCGAAAACCGCATGGCCTCCGATGGCGCTCCCATTGTCGGCTCCGACATGATGGTGGAGGCGGGCAATGGCCGGGTGATTGGCATGAAGCGGGCCTACGAGCGGGGCACGGCCCAGGCGTACAAGCAATGGCTTGTTGATAACGCCGACAGGTTTGGCCTGGACCCCAAAGCTATTGCTGCTGTAGAGCAACCACTGATGGTTCGGATGCGGACCACTGAGGTTGACCGGCCCAAGTTTGCCCGAGAGAGCAACATGGCCTCCGTGACTGCCATGAGTCCGGCGGAGCGGGCCAAGTCCGACGCCCAGGCCCTCATGGACAACAAGTTGCTGGACTTCTTTCATACCGACGACGACAACCGGATCGACACCAAGGATAACAAGAGCTTTGTCCGGGCCTTCCTGGGGCGCGTTGTCGGCAAAGCCGAACTCAACTCCCTGTTGGACTCCAGGGGCGACATCAGCAAGGCGGGCCTGGATCGGATTCGTGCAGCCGTCTTGTCGGCGGCCTACGGCGAAACCGGAGTCATCGAAAAGCTTCTGGAGGACACCAACGACCAGACCAAGAATATCTCCCACGCCCTGATGAAGACGGCTCCGCATGTGGCCAAGATCAGGTATCAAATCCAAAAGGGCGAACTGCATGACCGGAGCATGGACAACGAGTTGGCAGAGGCCATGCGGATTCTCCAGAAAACCAGGGAAGCCAAGGGCAACCTGGCCGACTCCATCCGGCACATTGAGTTCATGGATGAGGTCGATCCTCTGGTCAAGGAGTTGCTGAACGTCTTTCAGGCGCACGGCAGGGCCAGGAACCGGATTGCCGCGGTCATCACCAATTACTACAACATCGTCGGGGCATTGGGGAATCCGAAGCAGGGCGAGATTTTTGGCCCGGCAGAAATCATCGGCAAGCCCGAGATTCTGGTTAAGGCCATTGAGATGATGGAGGCTGAGTATGCCCAAGAAACAGAACAAGTACCAGGTGAGGTTCCTGAAGCCGAATCCCGAGGGGATGAAGCTGCTGGACAAGATATTGGCAGAAAGCCAGAAGAAAAAGCAGGAGCAGAACAAGGGGAAAGTGGTACTCTCCGAGAAAGACGTGCCGAATACCAAGCATTAAAACCCTCCAGTGCTACCCCAACTCCTACATCCGAGAATTTAATAGCCGAGCCAACAAAACCTCTGGGCAGCAAACCCGTCCCTCTCAGAAAAAGCAATACCATAAAGGATTACCTGGAAGCCACCGATGAGGCCGGAGTCGCATTTGAAAGCGAGAAGGCTGAGGTTCGGGCTATTGAGAAGGCTGCTCGTGAGGTCGAAGCCGCCAACCAGGGCGGCAAGTCTAACGTCCAAGAGAGCATCGAGGCGTGGCGCTCTGAGGTGGCCAAGGTCTATCACCAACAGAAGTACGTCAATCTGACCGGATATCAAATCAAGGGGCCGGAAGACCTGGCCGACTTGATGCAGATATACCGGACCCCCAAGAAAGAAATCCTGCACGTCGTTTACGCCGACGCCGACAGAAACATCCTGGCCCACAACGCCATGACTTCCGGGGCACTCTCCTTTGTCTCCGTGGGGGACATGACCAAGTTCATGCACCGGGTCCAAAAGACGGCCAATAAGTTGGGGGCCGCCAAGGTCCACGTCATGCACAACCATCCCTCCGGCGACCCCAGCATGTCCCTTTATGACAAGAAGTTTGCCAATACCCTCAAGAACGGTTCCCAGCTTCGCACCAAGATCACCGGGCTGGGAGACCTGATGGGCGACTTCCTGGTCATTGACCACGGCACCTTTACCCACTTCAACTACGAGACCGGGAAAGAGGCGCAGGGGTCCTACCAGGTGCGCCGGGCTGACGGCTCCAAGGCTGACAACTGGATGGACGAGCGCATGACCGCGGATGCCAAGACCCTGGCCATGATGACCCAACACCTAAACCTGAGCGCCGACCAGGTGGCCCTGGTTTACCTGGACCTGAACAATAACATCAACGGCTGGTCGGTCCATCGGGCCAACATCATGGAGAAGAGTCAGGACAGTTTGTTCAATGTCTTGTCCCAACAGGCCAAGGCCCACGACACCTCCAGAGTGGGGATTCTGTTCGGCAGCCGGAGTGATTTTGCCAGGTTTGACGGTAGGTCTCTGCGCGAGAGATGGGCTCTGGGTGATTGGGTTTATGACGCCATCTCGCCGGACCGCGAAAGCTTGCGGCAACGAAACCCGATTATTTTTGGACCGTCGGTGAAGACGAAGAAGCCTGTCAAAACTGCCGCGGCGGTATTTGCCCCGGAACCTAAGGCTGAGTTCGGGTCGAACCGGGATGACATTGACGCCTATAAAGATGACAAGGTGGCCGACACCCGCAGCCCCAAGACTACCGGGGCCAAGCGGGCGAAGGAATGGATCGTCAAGCAGTTCAACGCCTTTTACGAGAAGTGGATTGACGCCTTCGTGGCCATCGAAGACCTGAGCGATTGGGTCGAATTGCAGGCCAAGCAGGACCAGAACACCCGGATTCCGGGGCGGCATGTAGCCCTTCCGACTGGCCAGATTCCCAAGTACTCCCTGGACGCGGTGCGAGGCAAGGCCGCCGGGTGGGTCGATCAGGCCATCAAGGGCGAGGGCGTTTTTTGGGACGACATGGTTGAGGGGGTGGAAACCCTGAAGGTGCAGGAGCTTGCTTTACAAGCCCGGCAAGAGTTTATCGACAAGGGCAAGGTGAGCGCCGACACCAAGGAGAAGCTGGACAAAGAGCTTGCCAGAAAGTTCTTTTCCGGCGGCCCGCCGGTCAAGGTGGGCGACAGCCTGGTAAAGACCCTGGAGCCACTGAATGAACTGGCCAAGCGGCGCGAGTTTGGGCGGGACCAGGTTTACTCTGACCTCTTCGATGCCCTGATGGTCGCCGAGCGTGACATCGAACTGGCCGCCCGCGGGAACATTAAGGGAGTGGATGAGGCCCGGAGCCGCCAGGTCATTGACGCTCTCAAGGCCGAGTACGGGGCCGACTATAAAGTGCTTGAGGATACCGCCGGGGCCGTGCGGGACTGGATTGACATGGCTATCCTGCAACCCCTGGTCCGGGTGGGCCGCCTGAGCCAGCAGACCTACGATCTTATCAAGGCCAGCAACCAGTTTTATGTGCCCTACTTCCGGCTCATCGAAGAGATGTCCGAGCGCGAACACGTCCCCTCCACGGTCAACATCATGGAGGTCCGCAACATCCCGGTCAAGGAAATCAAGGGGTCCGAGAAGCAAATCCTGCCGCCCCTGGACATGATTCTCTACCTGACCTACAACGTGGCCAATATCTACGCCAGGGCCAAGACGGCCAAGACCCTCATGGACCTGCCGCTCTTCATGGATGAAACCGGGATCACCATTGAGGCCCCGAAGTTTCATCCCCAAGAAGTTCAGCTACGGCAGGCCGTTGACAAGCAGTTGCGGGAAGGGCTGACCAAGGTGGCCAACAGCCTGGGGGTGACGGTGGATTACACTACCCGTCACCGGAAGCTGGGCCGCCGGACGCTGGGGGCCTACCTGAAGGCGACGGGGGCCAGCCAGAATACCACCGACCAGATTATGATGCTTTTCGGCTCCACCGAAAAGACGCTTTCCCACGAGCTTGGCCATGTCGTTGATGACAAGTTCGACCTCCAGAGCTTGCTCCTGAAGGACCCTGTAACCCGGAAAGAGGTGCGCCTGGTTGCCGATCAGCGCGCCGGGGCGACACCCAATAAGGCGTATCACAAGTACGTGCGGAGCCGCCCGGAGCAAGTGGCGGAATTTGTCTGCCGCTACCTCACCGCCAAAGACCTCTGCCGGGCCGTGGCCCCCCAGGCGACCGCCAAGCTGGAGAAGCTGTTCGGTCTTGTCCCCGAACTTCAGCCGCTCCTGACCATGATGCCCGGATTCGAGACGGGAACCATGACCATCGAAGATCAGGTTTGGGTCCGGTCTCCCTTCCCGCCCAAAGAAAACTGCATGTTGGTTTACGACAACGGCTTGCCCAAATGGGTCAAGCTGCCGCCCGACGTGTACCGGGCCTGCATGGCCATGACGCCCGCCGAGGTGGATGCCGTGGTCAAGCTCCTGGCGGCCCCGGCTAACTGGCTCCGGGCCGGTGCGGTGCTGAACCCCGAGTTCTCCGCCCGCAACATTCCGAGAGACCTCATGGTGGCCAAGCTGTTCTCCAAGCATGGCTTCAAGGTAGATCAATGGCTGGTAGATGCCTACAACCTGGCCACCGGCGACGAGGCGACGCGGAAGCTTTACCACCAGTTCGCCGCCGGGTCCGGGGTGTTTGCCGATCAGCCCCACTCCATGCAAGATGTTGCCAAGATCACGGCGGATGACATTAAGGGCGTCAAGAAGCCCTATATCGTTTACGCCAACCCCATCAAGGCGTACCAGATCATCCTCCACTACCTCAGAGAAACATCGGGGGCCAGCGAAAACGTAACCCGGTTCAGCCTCTACCGACAAGCTATTGACAGGGGGGCCTCCCATGTCGAGGCGATTCACGAGGCCCGCCGGACGACCCTGGACTTCAACCGGCACGGTGCAGCCCAGGCGGCCCGGATGATGGGCATGATTATCCCCTTCTTTAATCCCTCTCTCCAGGGTGTTGACAAGGTGTTTCACGAACTGGTCAGCCCCAAGAACCCGCGGCGGGGGGCGGCCTGGTTCAGAGTGATGACCCACATCACCCTGCCGTCGATTGTGCTATGGCTCTTGTTTCACCGCGACAAACGGATTCAGGAGCTTGAAGATTATGAGAAAAACTACTTCTGGCACATTCCTCTGGGGAGCGATGGGCCGATCCTCCGCATCCCGAAGCCCTTTGAGGTGGGTATTCTCTTTGGGTCCATGCCCCAGAAAATCTTTGACGCCGCTGTGGACAAGGACGCCGACGGAATCAAGACGGCCCTTGGGGCGGCCCTGGACGCCCTCACGCCTTCGCCGATGCCCACGCTCATGCGCCTCTTCGTGGAGTCCCGCTCCAACTACAACTTCTTTACAGAACGGCGCATCGAAGATCAGGCCCAGCAGCAGCTACCGCCGGAGTTGCGGGGCAAACCATGGACAATGGAGCTTTCCAAGGCATTTAGTAAGCATATCGGCAAGCACTTGGACATTTCCCCGGCAATGTTCGAGCATTGGGTGCGGACCCTTGGGGGCGGTCTCTGGGCCAACTACATGCTCCCGACTGCCGACCTGACTCTTCGCAAGATAGGAGTACTCGAGGATATCCCGAAACCCAAGGGCGACCTGCTCAACGAGATTCCCGGCATCCGGGCCTTCTTCTCGCGGATGCCCACCGGGCACCGGTCGAAATCGGTCAATGACTTTTTCGAGCGATACGGGGCAGTCATTCAGGCCGACCAGGGCTGGAAAAAGCTCTGGAAGGATGGCGACATCAAGGCCGCCAACGAGTTTCTGAAAGATCATCCCGAGGCTATTTTTGCCAAGGTGGCCCATCGGACCATGAAGGAGATGGGTGATATCCGGTCGGAACGAACCAAGATTTACCAGAGCAATACCCTGTCTCCCGAGAGCAAGCGGAAGGCTTTGGATCGCCTGGACGACCGCATGATGACCCTGGCCAGGTCTGCGGGAACTTACATGAATCCCGATATTGCGAAATCTGTCACACTACCGGCCACTCGTACGATTGACGGTGCAATGGATATCAAACAATATTATGAGAGAATCTCTATACCTACATTTGAGAAATACCAGGAGATGAAGGGCAAGCTGCCGAAACTGGCCGACATGTCTGACACCGACAAGCGAGACAAGATGTTGCTGGGAGAGATCAAGCAGGAGATGAAAGACTTCCTGCCTCTTCAGAAAAAGCCTGAATCCACCAGGCCGACCCGCCCGGATAGCATCTACGACAAACCTACCCGCAAGGAGCGGGCCGAATGGCAGCAAACCTATGGCCCCGGCGCTCGTGTCAAGAAGGGCCTGGCGACCGGGTTTAGGCTGAAGCCTGAGAAGGAGACCGAATAATGCCCAGCCTGGATGAACGCATTTTCCGCAAGAAACTCACCTTCGCCTTCGGGGCCACAGACCAAACCCTTGAGCAAGATATTGCCGTAGAGGGTGAAATCACCCAGATACACGTCATCCTGCCGGAGTTCACCACGGCTGAAACCGCCGTGTTGACAATTCTGGACGAGGACGATCTGAAGGTGTACGAGAGCAGTGCCATTACTGACAATGGGGCGACCGTCATTGACGCGACTCGTTATGCGGCCAACAGGCAGACGGTCAAACTGGCCCTCAATGCGGCCGCGGGAGGCACCGGCGCAAGCGCCACGGTGGTAATCTACGGCAAGGGCATCGGCTAATTGCCGCGGCCAGGGAGGGCACATGAATGGAAAGGAGCCAAGTACATGAGGCTTTTGGCCAGCACCTAACCATCGACGCCTACGGTGCGCCCCAGGATCGCCTGACCGACCTGGACCGCATCTACGAATTTCTCGACATCTGCCCCAACATCATCGGTATGACCAAGATCATGCCGCCCTACGCCTTCAAGTACTCGGGGAAGGTCCCAGAAGATTGGGGCCTCTCCGGGTTTGTCTTGATCGCCGAGTCTCACATCAGCATCCACACCTTTCCCGAAAAGGGGTATCTCTCCATCGACATCTTCTCGTGTAAGGAGTTCAACTGCCATCTGGCTGGCGACTTTGCGCGTCGCATTTTCGGATTCACCCGGTATGAAGACCGGGTTTTTGACCGGGGCCTGGAGTTTACGCGAGACGTTGCCGCAGTCACCGAACACCTACGGGGCGAGCGGCTGGTTATGGAGGTGTCTTAATGGAGATGATTCACCCTCACGACCTGTTGGTCTTGAAGCTCATCGCCAGCTTGAACGCCGTCCTGCTGACGGCCCTGGCGGCCCTGTTCGTCTACATCTGGCGCAACCATCTGAAGGCTACTAACGATATCCGGGCAAGCGTCTACAAAATTGTGGAGACCCAGGCGGCGTGCCAAAAAGAACTCCCCAAGGAGTTTGTTGCCACCACCACCTACAAGGCTGCCGTTGCCAAAATCTTTGAGAGGCAGGATGAACTGCGGGAGATCTTACCGCGGGAGTATGCCCGACAGGACGAGTTTGACCGGCTAATGACGGTCTGGGCCGAACTCGGCCGCGACCTGAAGGACCGGATTAACAATCTGGACAGCCGCATAACCATTTTGACACAAGGAACCAAGACATGAAGAGACAGGTTTTAGAGTTCGGCTCCACCGGGGAAGCGGTGCGAGAGCTTCAGGCTCTTCTGGGAATTGACATTGATGGCGATTTCGGCGAGCAAACCGATGCCGCTGTCAGAGAGTTTCAGGAAGATCGCGGCCTGAAGATTGATGGTGTTGTGGGCGACAAGACCTGGGCCGCCCTGGAGGCCGGTGAAGATCAACCGGAACCGGAGGCGACTGAGGGTGAGGTGGAAATCTCCCCGGAACTGGTCGCCAAGATGTTTCCCCGAGCGACCCTCCGAGCCAACATCGAGAAGTACCTGCCGCACATAATGGACGCCCTGATTGAGACCGGCCTGGATGACACCGACATGGTGGTCATGGCCTTGGCCACGATCCGGGCGGAGTCGGCTGGCTTCGTTCCCATCTCCGAGTTCAAGAGCAAGTGGAACACGGACCCCGGCGGGCGACCTTATGGCCGGTACGATTTCCGTACTGACCTAGGTAACGGAGCCGTGGGCGACGGGGCCAGGTATAGGGGGCGGGGTTTTATCCAACTGACCGGCAAATTCAACTACCGCAATTACGGCAAGAAGTTGGGGATAGACCTGGTGGCCAATCCCGAGATGGCCAATGATCCGTCGATTGCCGCCAAGCTCCTGGCGCTTTTCCTGAATAACGGCGAAGCCAGGATTCGGAAGGCTATCGAGAATGACGATCTGGCCGCGGCTCGCCGGTATGTCAATGGCGGGAGTCACGGTCTTGCCGAGTTCACCGAAGCCTTCCGCATTGGACAACGTGTTTTTGGATAAGGAGGTCTTATGGCCAAGAACAGGCGCGTGTCATCCGGGGGACTGTTCTCTCAGATGTTCACCGATCCCGGCTCCGGGGAGTTCTCTGCTTCCCGGTTCTGCACCATCATAGTCTCTGTTTTTTTTCTCCCACTCAACGCCATATTAGTGATGGTTGGGAAGGAACCAATACCGTGGGAAGCCTTGGAAAAGGTTCTCATGGTGGTCGGCTCCGTTTACGGCGTCAACTCTGCGGCCAATGTGTTGTCCAAGGTGCTGGGCAAGGGCGGCGAATCTTAACCCGGAGGTGACAGGTGAGATTTCTGGCCAAGCACATCGACTACTCCCCCGACAAACCCATCAAGATCGTCGCCTTCTCCGACCTGCACATTGGCCACGCCGAACACTCACTCAAGTACTTGCGGAAATTCCTTCAGCCACACCTGGAAGACCCTAACACCTACTTCCTGGGCCTGGGGGATCACATCGACTGCATCATCCCTTCCGACCTGAAACGATTCGACATGACCACCATTCACCCGGACATGCGCCAAGACCTCCGGGCCGGAGCCTTGCTGGACCTCCAGGTGGAAGAGTTCTGCCGGGTGTTTGAGCCGATCCGCGACCGGATCATCGGCCTGACAATGGGCAATCATGAGGCCAACATCCTGCGGCGCTACGGGACCGACTGCCATGCCCGCATCTGCGACCGGCTCCGGGTGGAAAACCTGGGGTACTCGTTTCTGATGGTGTTGGTCTTGAGGATGGCCAACCCGAGAGGCCGGGTCCGCACGGTGAGACTCTTCGGACACCACGGCTGGGGTGGGGCCTCCCGTACTCAGGGCGGGCAGGTGACAAAGTTCGCCAGGGCGATGGAGCAATGGGACGCGGACGTGTACCTGTTCGGCCACTCCCACGATCTCTGGTCAAAAACAATCCCCCGAGTTGGAGTCAACAATCGGGGGAAGGTGGTACATCGAGACATTATCGTCGCCAACACCGGGACGTTCAAGAAGACCCTCAATCAGTTGCCCATACCGTCATGGGAAGAGACTAAGGGGTTCCCGCCCCGGATGTTGGGCGGCGTGGTTCTGGAGATTCAGCCGGAGGTACATGGCTGGGTGAAGATGAGCGTCAAGCAGTAGGTTCACTTTTTGCGACGAAACATGAACCACCAACATATCCAGGTCCCCACCACCATGCCTGCGCCATAGCAGGCCAGAAGGATGATCGTACTATAGTTGCCTTCCATTATGACCCTCCGTATATCTTCTCCACCGCGTCGATAGCTTCCTCCAGGGCCACCAGGGGGCCGTCCAGTTTATAGAGGCAGCGGTCGGCATACTCCATGTTGTCAACCATAATGAAGATATGCCGGGCGGCATCCCGCAACTGCTTAATCTTCGCTTCCCGGCAGTCGCAGGCCCGGTGGTGGGTCACGCAATAAATTGCTGGGTCTTCCATATTGTTCTCCGTTTGGGGACCGGTGGCCCGGACTCGAACCGGGCGACTCTGTGCCTCCCTGGCATCTCTCTCCACCCCTGAGCTACACCGGCCACATGCAAATTGCAAATTTAGGAACCTTGACTATGCCATTCATTCTGTTATAGAGGGATTCCCGAAAAATGGTAGTGGCCGCCCCGTTCGGACTTCTGCCAATAAAATGCCCAAAATAGCGTCTGCTTCTCCAGGGCCATGACTACCATTTCGTTCCCGCTCCACCCGCCGGTGTGCAACTCAAGCTTGTCGCCTTCCAGTTTGGCCCAATCATCCCAATGCCAGAGATTAACCACGTACTCGGCAAGCTCTCGCATTTTGCCGTCGGCGGGGAATTTTTCAATGTGCTGAAGCTCTTCTTCGGTTGGGTATCCGTCTTGATCCGGCATAACTTCCTCATATCATAAGTGTTCCTTGGCACCCATCCTTGACCCACCTTTCGGGGTCGGTATAGGTTGGCGGCTGGGAGTCTCGACCTCCAGAGTTTTTCACCTGGGGCTGGTGCGTAGGGGGCACGATGGCGCTCTGTCCATCTCCTGTGCCCCGCCCCCTACGGGGCTTTTCTCCTGGCCCTGACAAGTCCCGCTTGCCCGCAGCCGCCAAATCTGCATCTTCTTTTTTCAGGTACGGCCAGTCCGGCACTCCGCAAGGGTGAGGGGCCTTGAACCACCTTTTCTCGGGACACCGCTTCATAAAGATTATCTTCTTGCTGGCCTTAAGGCAATACCTTGCTCGGACCTTGCCGGGTGTGAGAGTGGCATGTTCACAGGGACCGGCAAGGCAGGTGAGTTGGGCCGGTTTGTCGGTCATTTTGCAGTAAGATCAACAAAGCGACCGCCGATGACCACGTTGGGGCCAAAGATCAGGTCCAGTTTTCGGTAAATGTCGTCCAGCTTTTTCTCGATGGCCTTGAGCCGGTCTTCCTGGCTAACCTCTTGGACCAAGGGCAACTGTAGCGCCCTACCGTCAGCCCGCAATGGCCAAGTATGTGCTGATGCTGGCATTTGGTCCTCCCTACCATTTGACATGGCGGCTGATTACGTAGGCATCAGGTTTCTCCCAGGTCCTCTTGGTGTTGACCAGGTGCTTATCGTGTGCTGCCTGAATAAGCTGGTCGGCAGATATCCCGGCGTTCCGTGCCGCCCCGAGCAATAGAATTAAGCAGTCGGCGTACTCCTCCGGGTTATAGGGATCATTAAGAACCTCAAACATCTCTTCGGCCATGTGGGTGAGGCAACTGACATGGTATTGTGTTTGCCGAAGGTTTCGTCTTGCCAT